GCTCCGGCCCCTGGTACCGGCGCATGGCCTTGCAGCGCGCCGGGCTCGGCAGTGGCGCGCAGGTGCTGGACGTGGGCATCGGCACCGGCCTCGTGGCACGCGAGGCCTTGCGGCTGATCGGCTTCGAGGGCCGGCTGGTCGGCGTCGACCCGAGTCCCGGCATGATGGGCGAGGTCCGCCTGCCCAACGTGGAGCTGATCCAGGGCCGCGCCGAGGCCTTGCCGCAGCCCGATGCCAGCCACGATTTCCTGAGCATGGGCTATGCGCTGCGGCACATCGCCGACGTGCATGCGGCCTTTGGCGAATTCCAGCGCGTGCTGCGCCCGGGCGGCCGCTTGGTGATCCTGGAGATCACGCGGCCCGAACACCGCGTCGGCCGCGCGCTGCTGCGCGCCTACATGCGGGCCTTCGTGCCGCTGGTGGCGCGCGTGGTCGGTCGCCGGCGCGACACGGCCGAACTGTGGCGCTACTACTGGGACACCATCGACGCCTGCATTGCGCCGGAGTCCGTGCTGGCCGCGCTGCGCGAGGCCGGCTTCGAGCAGGTGCAGCGGCACACCGAGCTGGGCGTGTTCTCCGAGTACACGGCGCGCAAGCCGGGCTGAGGGCCGTCGACCACTGCGTGACGATTGCGTGACGATTGCGTGATGACTGCGTGATGACGCGTGCCGACCGCCCAATGACAAAGGGCGTCCGGCATGTTCTGCCGGACGCCCTTGGCCGTCTCATGTGGTCGGAGCGATAGGATTCGAACCTACGACCCTCTGGTCCCAAACCACATTCGCGGGCAGTAAAAGACCATTAATCAACGACTTACGGGCGTCCACCCATCTCGTTCATTCATCGGTCCGCTGGGGAGCGCAGACAAGAGTCGCGCAAAAGTCGCGCAGCCGTTTGACTACGAGGTCTGCGTCGCAAGTAGCGAATGCGGGCTGGGCCTACACGTCTCCCGATCCAGTCAGGCCCCCCGGTCTCGACCGCTCACTTAATGAGCACCACCTCGAGGAAGATGAGACGCTGGACTGAAGATATCGACGAACATCTTCCTCCCTCGTTCCAACCGCCTTGACCGCCTGTCTAAGCTCAAGCTCGCTGCACGCAAAGACGCGCATCCAATGACGCACCTCGTATGCCTTTTCCAAGGTGATCTCGGCCATACCTCTCCATCCAACTTTGCCAACCCGGCAACAGCGTACAGATGCGTCGTTGTGCCCAGCTGATCGCAACTGTCAGATGTGACAGGCCAGGGCGAACACCAACGACATTTTTTCAGCAAATCAGCTGAAATCCCGCCAGGGTCGCGCAAAGTCGCGCGACAGACAGGCAGCAATATACTGTTCGCCCAAACAGTATCTCCAAGGTCCCAGAAGTGAGCGACATCGCGCCATGGTTCGAGCCCGGCTCAGGCTTCTACCGCATGGGCCAGTGGGCGCCCGGCAGTCTGGCGGACAAGGAGGCACGCCCAAAGGCTGCCTATCGCTGCGTCATCTATCGCATGCGCCGGCCGAGCACCGGCGCGAAGCTGCCGGCCAGCGACGTGCTGCTGCAGCAGCCGATCAGTGCCGGCATCATATGCACGGACCACTACACGCACCCGCGGTGGCACGCCGAGGCGCTGGCCCTGCCCGACCTCGATCACCAACTGCTCCAGATGCACGAGGTGCGCTTGGTGCGCGTGCGCGGCGGCTTTCGCCAATACCAGGGCATTGAGTACGGCGAGAAAGCGCTGACGAGTTGGCCTCAGACGTGGTTCTGCGCGCCGAACGAGACAGCTGGCCGCGCCGTTCTCGACCAGATGATGGTCAGCGGCTGATCAAGACCCACCTGCAAGTTCGCCGGCGGGCCGATCCGCTGGGGGAGCTTGGTGCTCCCTGCGCCGCAGCGCTGACAGCGGTCCCGCTAGGGCCGGCGGCCACCGTCAACCAGCCGGCCCCCTCAGACATTTCGCAAGAGCCGCCTCCCCCTGGTATGTGATCCGATAGATGGTGGCGGAGATTGCGTGGCCGTCCGCGTCGTTCACGATGTCGGCCTCCACGAGTTCTGCAGCGCGCAACACAGCAATACATCGCATAGCGTGCGCGTCTGCCACTTGCAGCGGAAGAGCGCGCTTGTCAAGCGTTGAAGGTAGTCCATCGGCATAAAACCGATTCTAGGTCGGCGGAATTACCCTCAAATTGCGTCACGGACTACAGAAGAACACAGCTTCCCGCGACAGCATCAGCAGCTTACCCAAATCCAACGTTAGAGACGATGCACCTTCGCATCTTTTTGGTTGAAGACAACCCACTGATTCGAACAATGTTGGCGGAGATGCTCGATGAATTGGCTAACGCACAAGTCGTCGCTTGGGCCGAGTCGGAACGCGCCGCGATCGCGGCCATGAAGACAACCGAGTGGGACGTGGCACTCGTTGATTTGTTTCTTACTGAAGGGTCTGGCCTCGGCGTTGCCCATGCGTTCATGGATCGCCCAGCGCACCAGCGCCTGTTTGTTGTGAGCAACTACGCAACGAAGGACATGCGCGAGCGGTGCAGGAGCCACAAGGTCGATGCAACCTTCGACAAGTCCACGGAGCTCGACCAACTCCTGGAAGCGCTCGCGACGCCATAGTGCTCCCACGCCATCAGCGGATCTCCGCTGGTGCGAATGCCCGGTGTCGGTCCTCGACTACGTGCGGCCGACGCGGCTACCCTGCCCTTCTCCAGCGCTCGACTACTGGCGTACTTGAGCTACCGCCCCAACGTGCTGGTCAGGCGGGCGGCTTGTTCGCAGCGTCGCGTTCCAGGGCCGCCCGCCCCTCATGTGTGATGCGTCGCACGATGGCAAACTTGAATTCGTGGACCATGTCGCCTTCGAAGATCTCGGCTGTGATCAGTGAGGCCCCACGCAAAACCTCGACGCAGTGAAGGCCGTGCTGGTCATTCACCCGCAACGGGAACGTCTCTTGCGCGATGGAACGGAGATAGTCGAGGGGCATTCGGGGATTGTGCTCCCTGCATTGGCACGACCATCGGCCGCGTGCGGCCATCTGGTTGACCGCCTAACCGGCTGATCCGCGCTTCAACTGGTATCTTCCGTCACAAATGCCAGCCCTCGACCAAAAAACGATTGACGACCTGACGGACCGCCTGTGGCGTTTCCTGACCGCAACTGGAGGAGCCGACGAGGTTCAGTTTCTAGACGCTGGCGGGTCAGCGGCGGTCTTTCGCGTTAGACGGGGCGCTGATGTTCGCGCTGTCAAGGGCTTTGACCCAGCGCTTTTCGATGGACCCGGCGGGGCGGCGGACCGGCGGCGCCTGGAGGTGCAACGCCGCCTCGTCGGGCACGCGTGCCCAAGTCTCATTCAAACCTACAGAGTTGATGAGAGCGAAGGCACCGCCTTCATCGAAATGGAGTTCATCGACTGGCCGCAACTTGCGAGACGGCTACCCGACGTGCCAGATGACGCCATCGTTCCACTTATCGGTCAATTGGTTGATGCAGTTCGTTTTCTGGAAGGTCTGAACATCGTCCACCGGGATATCAAGCCGGAAAACATTCACGTGTCTTCTGACTTCAAGAACTTGAAGTTGTTGGACCTCGGAGTCGCGAGAGAGTTTGAATCGTCCCACGAGAACGATGCGGCCGTCACCGATTCAGGTATACGGCGTCCGTTTCTTGCGACCGCGCAGTACAGCTCGCCTGACTACTTGTTTCGGCTGGATGAGCCTACTGCCAAGCTATGGCGGGGCCTGAATTTTTATCAAGTTGGCGCCGTTCTGCACGATTTGATAAAGAAGGAAGCACTGTTCCAGCACGAAATTGGATTAGGAAATCGGTGGCTCGTCGCGCGGGCGGTCTTAACTAAACAGCCGTCATTCGCTGATGCGGCATTGAATCGATTGCCTGCGTTGAAAGCGCTGGCAGTGCGATGCCTGACTAAAGACCTCGACACTCGACTAGCGCTGGTGGGCTGGGAAGACTTTCTGTTGGAAGGTGCGACTGACCCACTCGCTGCGCTTCGCGGGCGCCTGTCGAAGGGACTGGCAAGCCTCGGCGGCCAAGCAGGCGAGACCACCGCTGCTCGCCTTGCCTTCGAGCGCTCCGACTACCTTCGCCGACTTGCGGAACGAGTAAGGGCGGAACTGATCGGTATTTGTGGGACCAGCCTGCCGCTAATGATGCGGCTACCAGCCCCGGGCGAGCCGTTGGAACTGAAGTTTCTTTTTTCGCCTAATAGGTCGGTGTCAATTGAATGTATTGCGAACTTCAAGTGGCACGAGGAAATGTTCGAACGGAACGCCAATGTGAATGTTGGGGCATACATTCTCTGCACAGGGGAGCACGACGTGCCTTCTTCCATCGAGTTTAAGCCTGTCGCCGTCGTTGCAATACAGGCCAATGATGACGAGGCAGTAGTTCAGCTTGCCACCGAAATAGCTCGTCGCGTTGGAATCGGTCTTGACCGTATTGAGGCGGCGGGAGAGGCTATCTCCTCGCTTCACGCGACGAGTCTCGAATAGTGCATAAAACGGGAGAGGACAAGTGAAAACTAGCTGGTGGCGCTCAAAGGGCGAACTCGATGCAGACCAGACTGCATTCATAAAGCTCCCGCCTCACGGGAGATATTCTCTTATCGGACCGCCGGGGTCCGGAAAGACGAATCTTTTACTTCTTAGAGCGCAGTATATTGCTGGGACCGGCGAAAAAAACGTACTTATAGTAACGTACACCAAAGCCCTGTGTGATTTTATCCGCACGGGGATAAGCTCCGCAGGCCTTATTGCACCCAGGCAAATCAAAACGTATCATTCGTGGGCCGCCTCGCATATCTTAGAAAATCTGGGGCACCGTGCACTTCCGAAAGGTGGTGACTTTGACAACTCTGCCAGAGATGCGATTTTGGCGATGCTCAAGGAAGCGAATTCTAAACTGGCTGCCAAAAAACTCTACAGTGCGATCTTTGTTGACGAAGCACAAGACTTGACTTCAGACGAGCTAGGTGTCCTTCTGTGCCTTAGCGATAACGTTTGTATCTCCGGGGATGCTAGACAAGGCATATATCAAAGAGACGGCCTGTCGGCCATTGAAGAACTGGGGCTAACCCCGCATGAGTTGAGGCGTCATTTCAGAATAGGACACAGAATCGCTCGTGCGGCCGATCGACTTATTCCTCCGCCCGAGGCGAACGACAGTTTAGAGGCCACATCCAACTACAATCCCAAGGTGCAGGGGGAGTCCAGCGCGGTAATGCATTCTTTGGCCTCAAGAGAAGAGCAGTTTTTCCGCATGGTCGAACTTATCCGAATACAGCTCGACGCCTTCAGGGATGATAATATTGGCGTGTTTTGCGGCATTAGGGATTCGGTGGCGGAACTGCGTAGCCGATTTGATGGCACGGATCTTGGAGACCTCACAGCTGTTCATGGCGTGGACGGCGATGCGTCATTCTCGTCCCAAAAACGTATCCATGTAATGACGATTCATGCTGCAAAGGGAACCGAGTTCCGTGCCGTCCATATTTTTGGCGCTGAAGATTTGGCAGATTTCCCAATGAACCGCCGCCGCCTGGGATATACCGCAATAACGAGAGCCAAGACGGCTCTAAACGTATTTCGGACCGGTACAACGAATAGTCCGTTGGAGAACGCATTTGCTGAACCGAGCCATATTGAAATCGACGACCTCTTCGACAAATGAACAAAGCAAACATCCGCTGGAACACTGTGGGCAGGGAAGACCTGCTCGATGTGCTGCTGGGCGAGCACCGTCCTCAGGGACTCAGCGCGTCTAGTTTTCCGTTGCTCGAGTCGAAGGAAGGGCAGCTTGCGCTCGGCTATCCTGAAGCTGCAGCGTTCGAATCGTACTCCCCACCGTCGCTTGTAGTGATAAACGACGATGTAGTGGCGGACACGCTATCTTGGTTGCGAGTGTATGCAGGTGAGGCGTCGCCGATCAGCCAATTTGCCAGGGTTGTGCTAGCAAGTGACTGGCAGACGTTTGGCGAGGGAACCGGAAGCCTCCGGTTGGAGGATGGCCGTTCTGATCGTTGGGCGTGTGTGACAGTCGGAGAGGCAATGGCTCAAACCGACGGTGACGCCGACTTTCACAATATGCCGCTTTCGCGGCTAACCAGTTGTCTCTCGATGCCCGTTGGCCGATCCTCTTTGCTCTTCGGTCAGGGAGATTCGACTCGGATTTGTGTCGATCGACTTCGCGCAGTTGCTTCTGATAGCCGGTTTGGTCGGCGAGCGGTTTCTGTCGACGAGCTTGCGCCTGTCTGGGCTATTGCTGGCTCCCATATGCCAGAGCACGTGCCAGCTGAAGACGCGGCCTTGCTGGTAATGGAGGCGGCGTCCCGCCATTTTCAAACCGCAGCCCCGAACGCTCGCTTGTTCAGTGCCAATCAGCTCAGAGGCTTTCCGGGATTGTCGAGCGACTCAGTAGAGGAGCGCGTGGTCGCCTTCAATCGCCTCTCACTGGAAATCCTCCAAGAAAACTCGTCGCAAGTCGATGGCGTGGTTGGTCCCGTTTTGGCCGCAGCAGCGTTCCTCGTTGGAAGAAGCACGTCCCACGCCTTTCTACTTAAACGCGTCGCCCGTGTTTCGCCAGTCGCTTCCGTTTGGTTTGGTGCAATGGCAGCGCTTGCCGGTCCGCGTGCATGGGATGCGACTTGGCTGCGTGCCGTGAAAGGCGCTGAGCGTCTACTGCGAGCAGAATTCAGCTGGCTGAATGCACCTAGTGCCGACATTTGTTGGGCAGAGTTCGCTTGGCTTGCAGGAAAGTTTGGCGACCTCGATCAGCTGATTAGTCTTCCGAAGATGCTGCCAAGGACTCTTAGTATTGAGGTAGTGCCTGGCACCATACTACAGGTTCGTTTTGGCGCTGGAACGGTCGAGCCTGATACTCGCACTACAAATAGCGCGACGATTCGTGAACGGGCCCTGCAGGACGCATTGGCTCAGTTCGTTTCGCTTGCGCAGCGCGTCAAAGGCCTTGTCGACAAAGGGCCAGTCGCTGCTAGCGGCCAGCAATCGCTGAACTTGGGGAGCGAATCGAGCACCTACTTTAAAGCCCGCCCGAAAAAGAGGCGCGATGTCGGTGATACTTAGCAGACCCGCATGAGGCAACTGCATCGTCCAGATCGTGAGTCACTCTCACCCACGGATAAGGTGAACGTCCAACTTTTAGCTTGCCAGATATTTCTGATGGGACGCTGATCGCCATTACTCGATTCGGGTGATCTAGTTTTTGCGGACCGACGTCCTGACCGTGAACATTGCGCCCATGTCATCGACTGAAGCGAGGCGAATTTCTACAAACTGCGTCGTCGCGACTTGGTCAGCGCGTCGCCGGTACGTTGGACGTTGGCTTGCCGAGGTGGCACGCCGCAGCGTAGGCCTGCAGATAACGCAGGTGCGCCATGTCGACATCGAAGTTCACTCGGAAATCAAGAGCACGCTGTCTAGCAGCGCCGGTGAGTTCGGCGGCCGCAGGCTCGCTGGCGACGGCGGCGGGAACTGCGGGCACGTTTCCACCACCTGGATGGGTGGCTGGGGCAGCGGCTGGACAGGCGCCAGGGACGAACACCCGGACAGCAGGATTGCCGCGGCGGCGGCGGTCAGCAGCGATCGCATCGTCGATCTCCTTCTGCAGGCCGGTGGCCCGCGATTCCTCGTCTTGGTTCAGAGCCTTCTGCACGCGCAGTGCGTCCTTGGCCAGCCCGCTGATGACCACGGCCTGGCGCGCCAGCGTGTCGGCATGCGCGGCCTTGGTCTGGGCGTGGGCTGCGCGCTCGTCCGCCGCTGCAGTGCGCCCGTCGGCGATCTCGCTGCGCTGCCACAGCGCCAGCGCACCCAGCGCAAGCAGCGCGCCGGCGCCGAGCTTGATCAGCATTGGCGAGATCACTTCCGCCTCCAGATCTCGTACGGGCAGTTCGCTGCGATGTGCCCCGTCCCGCCGCAGGCCGTGCACCCGCCAACGGGCGTCGCCAGCGCCAGCGCGCTGCGCCACCAGAACGCCCACATTGCCCAGGCGATCGCGTTCACGGGCGGCCCCAATCGCTGAGCGGTGGCGCACCGCCGCCGAGGGCCTGGCGCATCACGAGCGCCGAGCGCTCCCCCTCGTCAGGCCACGGCCCGGCCACCTGGCGCGCGGCGTAGTGGTCCTGCAGGCGCGCCAGCACGCCGCTGGGGCTGTACGGCGCCGGCCGGCTCCAGCCCAGGGCCGCCCCGATGGCCTCGGTGCAGGTCCAGCGCCGCTTGTCCTCGCCGATGACGCCCCACCAGAACCGCGCCATGGCTGCGTAGTCGTAGCCCTCGCCGTCGTGATCAGAGAACCAGCGGTGCGCCCGCGCGCCCATCTGCCGCGGCAGCTCGAAGAAGTCCCATGCGTCGGCGCTGCTGTACTGGATGGCCTTGATGCGGACGCCCTCGCCCATCACGCTGCTGCCGCTCATGCCGTTTGGCAGGATGAGTTCCGCATGGCTGTAGGGGCCGTGGTCCAGGCGCTTGCCGATCGCGTGCGTCAACGGGCCCCACAGGGTCGGCCGCGCGGTCTTCTTGAGGGCCAGCCTCACACCGCGCCCGCGCAAAGCGCGGCCTCCTCGGCACGCCGGTTGGCCAACCCCTGTACGAAGCGCATCTCGGGTTTGCCGCTGGGCAGCAGCCGGCCGGTGCGCACGTAGCTCCAGACCATCGTGCCGTCGTCGCCGCGCGCAATGCGCTGGCAGCCGCGCACCCACTCGCCAGCGTTCCAGGCCTTCATGGCGCCGCTTGCGCAGGTGTTCGGCGCACCGTTGTTCCAGGCGTGCGATCCGGCCATGTCCCAGACCATCTGGTTCGGCGGCCGCTTGAAGCACGGTGCCAGCTGCTGTTGCACGCGGATGACGGCCGCGGTCTCTTCGCTTTCGCACTGCTCATCGGTCCAGCGCTGGCCCACGATGATGGGCGTGCTGGTGACGTGCCGTGTCAGGCCGTTGCACACCGTAGGCAGCCCGCCCGCCAGCTTGTCCGCGTAGACGACCAGCACGCGCGAAGCGCCGCTCTCCCACTTGCCCAGGAACGCCATCAAGAACGGGCTGCCGGCCACCAGGGTGGCCCCTGCCACCGCGATGGTGGCGGCTGCGCGGCGCTGGCCGGGCTTCACGGCAGGCTCCTGGGCTGCGCGACGATGCGCGCGGCGGCCGCGGCCAGCGACACCAGCACCGCCGCCCCGGCAAACCAGCCGCTGGGCTGCGTCGGCGCCACGAACGGCAGCGCGAACTCCACCGCAGACAGGCTGGCCGAAAGAATCGCCAGGCGCACGCTCCACGCACGCTTGATCAGGCGGGGCCAGTTGTCGAGGAGCTTCACGCCTTGCCCCCGACGACCAGAGCGAGCAGCGCAACAATGACCGCGGCGAGCACCAGCCAGTTCAGCTTGCGGATGTCGTGCCTGGTTTCCTTGAGCGGCGGCATCTCGCGCTCCAGCTCTCCGAGGCGGCTGTCCGCGCGCTTGGGCATGCCCTTCTCCAACTCGGTCAGCCGCTCGCGCATCTCCTCCATTGCCCGCGATCCCTCGGCCAGCCGCAGGTTGATGGCCTGCTGCCGCTCCTCCATGCGGACCATCATCTGCATGCTGGTTGCGATCTCCCGCAGCTGCTGGCCGGTACTGCGCGCCGATTCGTCGAATTTCTGATCGATTCGGTGCACCAGCTGCTCGAGGTTGGAGATGCGCCCCGTCACGTTTTCCATCGTCTGTACCTCGCAGGCGGTCACGGCACGGGCACCGCGCAGCGCGACAGGATCAACAGCACCGTGGTGGCTGCGAAGATGAGGGCGGGTCGGGTGAGCAACATGGACCCAGTCTCAGCGCCTGCCCAGCGCTGGCCAAACACTACGGGGGGACGGCGCGTGCAGTTGCTTCCCCGGCGGCGCTCACGGCGGCGCTGCTGGGGCTGAAGGACACGTGGCTGGCTTCGCCCTGTCGCGTCACGTGCGAAACGCTGTCCAGCAGCACCACGTGGCAGATGCCTCCGCCCCATGCAAGGTGGCTCACTGCCGCCTGCAGCGTCACGTGCGAGATGTCCGTGGTGACGTCGCGCGGCGGCACCGTGCTCAAGTCGCGGCCGCGTGCTTTGAGCACTGCATCGGCCAGGGCAATCGTCAGGGCCGCCTGGATCGGCAGTGCGGCCTGGATGTCGCCGGTCGCATCCTGCAGCGGCAGCACCACCACGCCGGTCAGCGGCAGCGCGCCGGTGGCCGACAGCACGGCATTGGCCAGGGTCTTGATGACCACGCCGCCAGGCAGCGCCGCGACCGTGGCCGTGCCGGCCAGCGTGGCGGGCTCGAGCAACGCGGACAGCGCGCCGTACTCCCAGCGCTGCTTATCCGTCGTCGCTTCGAGCGTGGCCGGCGCGAGCGTGGCCGCGACGGTTGCGTTGCGCGGGCTGGTGCCAGCGGCCACCACCGCGGCGTTGGCCAGCACCTGCGCCACCACGCCGCCTGGGCCAGCCATGAGCGTGGCGCTGGCCAGCAGCGCGGCGTCGTCGAGCGTGATCGCGCCGTCGGCGCGGCGCGGGCTGGTGCCGGTAGCCGTCGAGACCAGGGCGTCCAGCAGCACCCCGGCCGCAGCGCGGATGCGCAGCTGGCCCGCGCCCGTGGCGTCCTCGAGCTGGGCCACCAGTGCACCGGTCGGTCCATCCGCCACCGTGGCCTGGGCGGCCAGGGTGGCCTGGGCCAGGACCGTAGCGAGCTGGCCCGTCCCGGCAGGTTGCTGTAGCTCACCAGCGGCCACCAGGGTAGCGGGAGCCAGCTGGGCCAGGACCTCGCCCGTCGGAACCGGCGTCGACGCGCCTGCGGCCGCCAGGGTGGCAGTCTCCAGGGCTACAGACAGGGTCCCACGGGCGCCATCCGTCAACAGCGCGGCCGCGAGCAGCACGGCAGGCGCCAGCTGGGCCGCCACCATACCCTCCGGGATCGCCGCCAGGGTGCCGGCAGAGGCGAGCTGGGCCGGATCCAGCGTGGCCGCCAGGATGCCCTCGGGCACGGCCGCCAGATCACCGGTCGCGACCACCACGGCGTCGGCCAGGGTGGCGTCGACCATGCCGCGCGGGCCATCCGTCACCGAGCCGGTCGATTCCAGGGTGGCGTGCGACAGGATGCTGGTGAGCACGCCGCTGATGGGCTCGGGGATCAGCAGCGCGATCGAGACCAGGTCCGCGTCGGCCAAGGCCTGGGCCACCTCGGCGCGCAACGCCAGGACAGCGGCCGACGTGCCCTCGGCGTTGGCCAGGGACACGGCCAGCTCGCCCGTGGGCACGCCGGCCGTCACGCCGGTGGCCGTCAGGGTCGAGGCGTCGAGCGTGGAGCCGAGCTGGGCCGCCAGCGGCAGCGCGGCCTGGGCGGCCAGCATGGCCGGCGCGAGCTGGGCGGCGGCCGCGCCAAAGGATGGCAGCGTGCCGGCACCGGCGAGCGTGGCGTCGTCGAGCGTGACGGCCAGCGTGCCGATGGGCACAGCGGTCGCAGCGCCAGCAGCGGAGAGCGTGGCGTCGACGAGCACCCGCGCGAGCGCGGCCTGCACGGGCAGCACGCCGGCGATGGCCGCGACCACGGGCTGCAGGGTAGCGGTCAGCGTGCCGCGCGGGCCCAGCGCGCCGGCGCCGTTGGCCATCGCATCGTCGAGCGTGCGCGCCAGGGTGCCAGCGATGCTCAAGGTGCCGCTGCCGGCCACGATGGCGTTGGACAGCGTGCGCGTGGTCGTACCGGCCAGGGCGACAGTGCCAGCGGCCGCTGCGGTCACGTTGGCCAGGGTGGCTGCGAGCGTCGCGTTGATGCCAACTGCACCGCCCGCGCTTGTGCCGGTGGCCACCAAGGTGGCATTGGCCAGCGTCCTGTTCGCGGTGCCCCAGTTCGGCGCGTCGAGCGTGAAACTCGCGGTCGCATCAGGGAACGTCGCGTTCAGCGTGCCGGTGGGGCCTTCTGGCGGCTCAACATCCGCCGTGCCCGCTACCTGATTGCCGCCAGGGATGCGCCCGGTCCCGGATCCTACGAGAACCCTGTTGCCACCGGGGATGCGGGCGAACGTCACAGCAGTACCGGCACGTCAACGGCGAAATTGCGCGCGACGAAGACCAACACCTCCACCTTGATGAATCCGGCCGAGCCCACGGTGATGGGCACGTCGATCTTGCGTGGCTTCGGCGAGGCGAGCGTGGTGGTCCAGCCCGAGCTGGTGCCGTACTTCGTGGTCAGCTCCTGCGCCGTGAACAGCGTGGACCAGAAGCCGTCCTCGCCCGGCATGCTCGTCACGGTGCCGCCCTCGTAGCTCACGCGGATGGCGATCTCTGCGTCCGTGGGCTCGGCGCCGTCTGCCAGCACCGGCACGGAGACCGTGATCGACGAGCCGACCGTCTCGTTCCAGATGGGCTCCAGCTCGTAGACGAACGGGCAGGCCGGGTAGCTGCACATGTTCGTGCGGCCGTTGAGGAGCGCTGCGCGGTCGCGCCCGCCAGTGCGGTAGTGCGCCGTGGACAGCACGCCCTTGCCGAACGAGTCCTCCTCGATGTCGAAGCGCGTGCCCAGGTCGTCGTAGCAGTCGTGCAGCTCGACGCGCGCCGTGCGCACCGTAGGCGCGGCGCTGAAGCAGCCGCCAGTCCAGCCCGAGGGCATCTTCATGCGCGCCAGCACGAGCTTGCCGGTGCCCGACGTCATCACGAGGATGTTGCCGGTCTGTGAGAGGCGCGAGATGTCGCCGCCCATGATCATGGCGTCCAGGCCACGCTGCACAGTCATGGAGAACAGCGTGACAAGGCGCGAGCCCAACGTGTTCATCAGCCTGTCGATGCGGAGCCTGCTCTGACCCAAGACGATCTGCTGCGCCGTGTTGCCGAAGATGACGGTCAGGTCCTTGATCATGATGCTGCCCGGCGCGCCCGAGGTCGTCGTGCCCAGGCTCAGGCGGATGCCCGTGCCAGCTCCAGTGAACGTGATCAGCAGGCCGTTGATGGCAATGTCGTTGCTGACCGGTGTCCCGATGTTGATGTTCGCGCTCGCGCCCGAGGTGGACAGTGCGAGGCCAACGCCACCGGCAATGAAGACGTTGCCGGTGATGGCAATGGCGGACGATGCCCCGGTCGTCGTGATGGATGCGCCGTAGAAGTCCTGCACGGGCGGGTCCGAGGCCGTGATGACGCCGGTCTCGATGCGCACGGTCGCGCCGCCCGTGGTGGTCGGGCAAGTCAGCGTGACGGCCGTTGCGGCGCTTTGAACGTAGTCCTGATCGACGACCACGGTATCGGCCGTCGTGGCGATGGCCAGCGCACCGGCGATGGTCGCCTTAGCCAGCGCCCAGGATGCGCCGGTGTTCGAGTCGTTGGCCGATGCGCCGCCGACGTAGATGTTTGCCATGCGGCCTCACAGCGTGTTGTCGTTGATGGTGATCGCCAGCACCGAAAGCTCTTGGTCCGGCATCACGTCCACGTTGCTCATGGTCATGTCGCCGCCGCCGCCGGGCAGTGAGACTGTGCCCTGTATGTGGCACACGTCGGAGCCGCTGTAGACCCGGAAGTGGCCGATGACGCCGGGCACCATGGAGAAGTTGGAGATGAAGATGTCCGGCCGCTTCACCTTCGTGCCGCCGCTTGCGTCCTCAAGCCAGTTGGTGACGCCGAACATCTCCGAGACCAGGGTGCCCGTCGACGCCGCTGCGCAGTTCGCCGGAGGCGAGCCCGTAAAGAGCCGGATCGTCGGGCCACCAATGATGGCCTCGATCTGGTCCAGCCGTGCGTTGGCAGCGGCAACGCTCAGCTGCATGGTCAGGCGTTGCCGTCCGTCAGCGTGAAGCCGGTCACGGTGAAGGCCTGGCCAGCCGCGAAGCTCGTGTTGTCCACGGTCATGTCGCCGCCGCCGCCCGTCAGCGTCACGGTGCCCTGCAGGTCGCAGGTGGTGCCGTCGCTGCGGTACAGGCGGAAGTGGGCAGCGGTTCCGGCCGCGTCGGCCGACAGGTCTTCCCAGGTGCCGCTCTTGGCCTTGGAGCCGCCGCTGGCCGCTGCCATGTAGTCGGCCGGCAGGTTCAGCGTGGCCAGCACGGTGCCCGCATCGGCCGCCGCGCAGTTGGCCGGCACTGCGCCGCTGCGGATCTTCAGGATGGCGCTGGCGCCCAGCGTGGTCTCGATGCTGTCGAGGCGGGCATTGCGAACTGCTGCGCTGAACTGGATGGTCATGGTGCTCTCTCAGGTAAGGGGGGTGGTCACTTCGGATTCGACGGAGATGCGCCCGGCCAGGATGGCGAACACCGCGCCCTCCGGTGACTCCAGCTCGAGGTCGTAGACCCCGGCTTTCCAGTCCAGCGCCTCGGTCGCGGCGGCCGAGATCTCCACGGTGATCGTCTTGGCGACGTCGTCGAGGGTGATGGTGATGGGACCAGCAGCCAGGCTGGTCAGCAGGACCGGCCCGCCGACCTTGGAGCGCACCGACATGCGGGCCGTGTACGCCACCAGGTCGTGCGGCGAGTACCACTGCAGGAAGCCGGTGTTGATGCGGTGCCGGCCAAACTGGCCGCCGCTCACCGGGTTGAACTCGATCGTGGTCTCGTCGATGACCGATGCGCGCCGGAAGTCACTTTCGCGGGGCGGGTTGGATGCGGCGTTCAGGTCGGTGAGCCCTTGGGCATCTACAACCGCGACGCGCCAGCCTTGCACGATCCCGTGCGGGGCTTGCGTCGCGACGCGCACGGGGCCGGAGTTCGCAATGGATGCGATCTGCGCGAACTTGAAAGGCTCGCACTCCCAGCGCACGGTCTCGCGGAACGTGCTGCCGCGGCGAATGCAAAGGTCGTGAAGGGTGGGCCTGTTGCTCATGCCCGCCACTGTGCCCAGGGGGCACCGCGGGCGCGAACCCTACCGGGGGCCGCGATCGCCGACTACCGCTTCAGGTCGTCGATGCAGGACTGGAACTGATCAAGAACCTGGGCGTCCAGCTTGATCGGGCCGGAGAAGACCAAGCCGCTCGGCTTTCCCGCGTTGAACGCGACCCAGGCCTTCTTGCCGTCAATGACCTGACGAAGGAAGCTCACGGCCTCCGAAGAGGTGATGCCGAACAGGAAGTAGCCAGCGGCCTCTCCGGGGATCACCTTGCCTTCAAGAGGAAGGATGGGCTTCTCGCCATCAACGCGAATCCAAGATGGCTGCTTGCCGCTGAATTTCTGGCCTTCCACGCCGGCGGCAAGGCGGCCGGTCGTGTGCCCTGCCTTCACCAGTGTCAGCCCACCTTGATGGAAGGCGACCGACGCGTCCACGGTGTCCACCATCGTGTTTGCATCGGTCGGTACTCCGTACACGCCGACGAACCGCAGGCCGCACGAAGTGGTCCCCTTGGCACCGGCGAGCACGGTCGCCTGCCCTGTGAACTCGACGGACAGGACGCCCTGCGCCGGCGCCAAAGAGGACGCTCCAGCTGCCAGCAATCCCGCAATCCAGACCTTGACCATCCTGACCCCCTTCGTTTTTCCAATGTAGCACTGGGATATGCTCCGCCTCCGTGGAAACCTTCGTCTTCTACCTGCTGGTCATCGGCGGCGTGCTGTTCTTCAAGCTGACGACCGGCCAGCAGCGCGCCGTCTGGGCCTGGGACTTCTGGACCGCCCTGCTCATCCTGGGCGGCCTGGGCTTTGTCTACGAGCTACTGCACTGACGCGGTCTGCGCGACGCGGTTGCGCCGCTCCTCGATCTCGTCCAGCCTGACCCGTTTCTCGTCCGCCGACAGCGTGCGGCTCGCCTCCACCATCCGCGCCTGCTGGTTGATCTTGGCCAGTTGCTCCTTGGCGTGGGTCACGCGCCGGCGCGCCAGCAGGTTGCCGCCCTCCTCCTCGCGGATCTGCGCGGCCTTCTCGGTGTCGCCGCGCTTGAGCGCATCCCGGTAGCTGGCATAGGCCTGGTCGACCTCGCGGGCCCGGTCATACAGCTGCGTGACGTAGCGGCTGCTGCCGCTGGGCAGCGACTCGACGAAGTTGCCAGCCACGAAGGCATCGCGCAACTCCATCGCCGGTCGCTCGCCGCGGTCCATGGCCGGGCGCAGGGCGCGATCGCCCAGCTGCGCCGCCGTCGTGCCCACCCAGCCGAAGTAGCCGCGCAGCAGGAAGTCGATCTGCTTGGGGCTCAGCCCCGAGTATTCGCCCTTGGCCAGCTGCACGGGATCCGGCAGTCCGAGCTGGCCCAGGAAGCGCGCCACCTCGGTGGTGCGCTCGCCGGACCGGTCCTGCGGGCGCAGCCGCTCGTCGGACATGCCCTCGATCGCGCGGCCCGTGAAGCTGTCCTTGTTGGCGTAGACGTCCAGCAGCGGCTTGATGATCTGCGGCGTCGGGTCCATGGCGAAAGTGCCGAAGACCATGTCGCTGATCCGTTTGCCGAAGCGCTTGCCCGTCATCTCGTCGTTGAACAGCAGCTCGGCGCTGCGCTCGGCGATGGTGCCGATCGCGCCCAGCTCGAATGGCTTGGGGATGCGGAAGGCAGTGCCGCCGACCTTGAACCACCAGTAGGCGTCGCGGTCCCAGTCCTCGCGCTTCTTCCAGTCGTCGTCATCCTGGTAGGCGGCCATCAGTCCCAGGCTGGCCAGTGACACAGCCGCGGCCATGGTGCCGAAGCGCCGCGGGTCCTCCGCCGCGGCGCGGCCCAGCTTGTACAGGCCCTGGAGGCGGGCATTGAAGAACGGCACCGACTGGCCCAGCAGGCGAACCGTGGGCCAGGCGCCGGACAGGCTGAAGTCCATCAGGTCGCGCGCCATGAACGAGGCCTCGGCATGGCTGCGGCCCTTCTTCACCAGCTGCTCGTAGAGCGCGCCCCGGTTGACGTTCTCCATGCGGTCGCCGAACTCCTCGTAGGCGCCCCAGACCGTGCGCACCTGGTCGGCCAGCTTGCGCCAGCCTTCCTTGTCCAGGACTTGGCCGCCCAGCTTCTCGACCTGGGCGCGCAGCCGCGCGCTGTTCTCCTGCGTGCCAAAGCGGATGGTGCCGCCGCTGGCCAGCATGCTGGCGTAGATCTGCGAGTCCGCGGCCGTGGCCTTCCAGCCGCCGGCCACGTTGCGCAGCGGGTTGTAGGACAGGTCGGCCTGGCTGATCGCCGACAGGCTGTCGCGGATCAGATTGCGGATCTTGAAGGTCGGGTTCACGGTGACCGTGTAGGTCAGGATGTTCTTCATGGCCGCCAGCGGCTTCATCAGCGGCGACGGCGTGTAGTGCAGCGCGGCCACGGCGTCCAGCAGGTAGGGATCCTCGACGGCCCAGTGCTCTGCCACGCCGGCGCGCAGCACGCGCACGGCGCCCTTCGTGCCATCCGGCACCTGGTGCGCGACGGCCAGGCGCTCGGCGGCATCCATGGTGGCCTGCGCCGCCCGGTTGCGCGCCGCCGCGCTGTACAGGTGCGACCAGTTCAGCAGCATGTTCTCGAGCAGATCGGCGTTCAATTGCTGGCTGCCGCCCTTGAGCTTCTTGAAGGCCTGCTGGTTGACCAGGCCGCTGCTGAACTTCGGCCCCTTCATGTCGCCCTCCTCCATGACCCGGTAGAACGGGACATAGGGCTGGTCCTTGAACAGGGCGCGCGCCTCGGGGTCGATCAGGCCGGACTGCTCGGCCATGGCCAGCACGCTGTCGTTGAAGGCGTTGAGGTCGCGCAGCGCCTTGGCGTAGACCGGCGTGCGCGCCGTGCCGTCGTCGAAGCGGCCTGCGTTCAGCGTCTTCAGGGCGCCGATGTCCTGCGAGGTGAACAGGTTCTCTTTGCCCTCGGCCTGCAGCCGCTCCGCGCGGTGGGCAGCCACCCACATGAGGAAGCGATCGTGCTCACCCTTCAGGCTGGCCAGCACCTGGGCAAAGCCGCCGTCCTTCACGTCGACGTCGGGCGCGCCGTCCCGCAGGAACGGGCGGCCATACATCAGCGCCGCCTCCATGGTGCCGTCGCTTCCTTTGGACAGGCGGGCCTGCATGTAGGCCTCGGCGCTGATTTCCTTGATGGGCGCGAACTGGTCCAGGACGCCCTGGCGAACCTTGGTGCCCAGATTGGCCCGCAGCGCGTCGAAGCGCTCCTTAAGCGTGGGCACCTGGCGCAGTTGGGCCACACGCTTCCAGGCCGCCTCCTGCGCCGGCGACATGGCGCCCATGGCAGTGCCGGCCGCCGCCTTGCTGGACATCGGAGCGTCTGCGTCGGGGCCGTCCAGCTTCATGGAAAGCAGCTCCCGCAGTACACTGGCCACCTCCCCCGAGGTGACCTTGCCGGATCGCTCCACGCTGCCACCAGCGTCAGCCCCGGAATCCCAGGCCCTCCGGGGAGCCTGCCTTTCCTGCGCGCCCCTTACAATTGGGGCGTCTCCTGGACGCCACCGACCGTTTTGCTCGGGCACTGCTTCGGCGCTGCCAGCTTCGGAATTGAGGGGCTTCAGGAGACTTTCTTTTGTGGCCACGCTGTGCAGGTACATGCGCTGCGAGTTCGGGTCACGTCGCACCAGCACCGTCACGATGTCGTCCACGCCCTGGACCTTCACGGGCGCGCTGACGTAGTGGCTGTCCACCCGTCCCTCGGTCGCCGACAGCACCACCTTCCCCTCTCGGAGCACCGCCGGCACGGCGGCGAACGCCTCGGCCTTGAACGGGCTCATGCGGTGGCCCATGGAGTCCTTGACGGCCCGGCCGTCCAGCACCACGTCGCCCAGCACCGGGTGCGTGGCCTTGCCGCCCGCATCCTCAAAGAGCTTCGTCGCCCAGGCTCGCAGCGCCGGGTAGCCCTTCGGCGCCTGGCTACCTGGCAGGTCCATGATGGCGGCGCCCTGTAGAAAGCGCGCCTTCTCGGCGTCCGGCACCGCGCTGACCGCGGCGCTGATGGCGCGCGCGCTGACCGGCACCGCGCTGCTGGGCACGCGCTCGGCGGCCGGGCCGCGCTCGATGAAGCCGCGCGCCGGCAGCAGGAAGTTGCGGACGATCTCGGCGTCCGAAAGCGCCAGGCCGCCCAGCGCTGGAATGTTCTCGCGCAGCCAGGTGCGGATGGCGGCGATCGCGCGGCGCACGAGCGGCAACTGCGGGTTCTGCTCGGCCAGCTCGGCCAGCACCTCTTCCGCGGCCATGCGGCGCTGCCGCTGGTTGCCCACGTCGAAGCCGTAGTCGGCGGCCTTCGCCCGGACCTGCTCTGCACGCGCCGTGGCCACCTGGTCCAGCACGCTGTTCAGGGCCGGCCCGAAGAAGCCGCGCAGGCCGGCATGGCCCAGCGCCTCGTGGAACAGCACGCGCTGTGCCTCCGCGGAATCCTGCAGGAAGTCGGTGAAGAGGTAGACGGTGCCGCCGTAGAAGCTGCCGTTCGGCACAACAGCGCCGGGCCGCGTGTAGTGCTCGCGCACGCGCGGGTGCACGCCGGCAGCGCTGGGGTTCGCAACGACGATGACCGGCGGCGCGTTCTTCCAGCCTGCCACCGTCTGCTCGACAGCTCTGCGGATCTCGGCGACGCGCGGCGACGCGGCGCGCGCAGCCTGGGCGCCGGCCCCTGAGGCGCTGGAGAGCACCACGTTGCCGTCATCTGCGGTGCGCGCCTCCAGCACGCCCAGCATGCGGTCGAAGGCGGCATTGATCTCGACGCGTTCGCGCCCGGCCGGGTACGGCCGTTTCCAGCCCCACGGCGTCAGGATGGCAGCGCCTTCCGGCGCGTGGTTCAGGAACGGACTGCGGCCGCCGCGCTCGGCAATCCGGTCCTCCACATAGCCCTGGAATGCGCGGGCCGCCAGTTCGTGCGGGGTGGTCCAGTAGTCGCTGCCGCGGCCTTGGTCGAGGCTGCGCGCGTCCATCGCGAAGTCGGTGGGCACGCGGCGCTCTGCCGTCGCCTCCTTCTGGGCATCGGCCAGCATCTTCAAGCGCTGGCTGTAGCGGCCCATGTGGTCCCGCAAGCCGTCCAAGGTGCCATTGCGGTTCGTGCTGTCGAAGCCACTGCGGCCCCGCACGGCCTTGTAGATGGCACTGATCTGCTCGAGCGCGTCGTTGGTCCAGCGCCAGCCGGTCAGCCGCCCCTTGCTGGCGGTGCCGCTCGCGCGCGCTTCCGTCTCCAGCGCAACACCGTCGACGATCGGCTTGGCCAGGGCATCGAATGCCCCCAGCTGCTCCGGCGTGGCTGGCTTCGTGAAGCGCTGGCCATAGGTTTTCTCGGAAGCGAGATCCTTGCGGATGCCGTCCAGGCTGCGCGCGACCTGCTCGCGGGTCTGCGCGACGAAGGCTTCGGCCTTGGCGCTGTCCTGCACAAAGCGCTCGGCCTTGTAGACCATCGTGCGCATGACGTGCTCGTAGGCCTCCCGAACCTCAGCGCGCACGCCGGAGTCGCGCCGGCTGAACCCGCCGCTGGCCATGTCGAACTCGCCGCCCAGCGCCTTCAGCGTGCGCGTGCCGTCGGCCTGGGTGGTCCACTGCGCAGCGGCCTTGCCATCCTGGCGGCCCAGGTAGTGGTCCAGCGCATGGAACCACTCGTGCGCCAGCGCGCCCGCGCCCTTCATCTTGGTGAGGTTGATGACGGCCCGCTCCTGCTCGTAGTGGGCCCTTGCGGAGTTCAGGCCCTGGCCGCGCGCCCCGAAGGCCAGCGCCAAGTCGCCATTGAGCGAGATCGCCCGCGGCGGGATGCCGACCACTTCGGCCAGATCCAGCAGCCCGTCGTAGGCCTCGTTCATCAGCTCCTGCCGCTCGGCCTGGTTGTTCCAGTTGCCGAACTCCACGCCGCGGAAACCGAACGTGTCACGGAACGCCTGGCCGTCCACATCGCCTTGCCGACGCTCCGGTCCTTCCCGGCGCTTGTTCTCCGGCACCGGCAGGTCGGCCTCTCCGAAGGTGGTGTTGGTTTCGATGATGGCGGCGGCGTTGTTGGCCATGAAGGCCTGCGCAGCCTCGCGGCTGTCGAAGGTCTGGTCCACCACCTTGACGCGCTTGCGGTCGGTGACGTCGCGCCAGATCTCCCACTGCCCGGCCGCCAGCGGCACCGGGCGGTGCTTCATGGCCACTGCCAGCGCTGGCAGGGCCGCCTCCGCTTCCTCGCGCGTGGCGAACGACTGCCGGCCGAGCTGGCGGTCCTGGCCCAGCCTGTCTTGGCTGCGGCCGTCGCGGACCACCCATCGGCCCTCTTCACCGGCGCGCATGCTCTTGGCGATCTGGTCGATCTTGAAACGGCGGGCCCAAGCGGGCCGGTCGTCGTCGTTGGTGCGCCGAGGCTTGGCGGTGGCCGCGGCCGTGCCGCGCGTTGCGGCGTCCTTGCGGGCGCCGCCGATCTTCTCGCCGATGTCCTCGATCGCGCCGGGCGCTACGCCGCCCCCGCCGGCGTTGGCAGCCGACCGCCACGTCGCGGTACGGTTAGGGCCTGTGCCTTCGTCATTCCGCCTTGGTTGATCCGGTAGTGGAGCGTCGACGGAACCAGCCCGACCTCCTCTGCCCACGCCGCCAGTGTCCGAGTTCGGCCGTCGTGCGACAGCAGCACGTTCTTCCGCTGGTTGCGTGCCTGCTCCTTCTTGGTTGCCCACTGCACGTTGCCCGGCTGGTACGGCAGGTCGTTCTTGATCCTGTCGAGCGAGTGCAGAAGGCTCGGCCTCGATCCCACGCCGGCCAGGAACGCGGGAAAACTGTCCCGCCACTCCGGACAAAGCGTCACCCCCCTGCCCCCGTAGTTGTGGAAATACGGGTTGTTGGGGTTGCCGCACCGGTCCTTGACGTTGCTCCACAGCTTGTACAGCGGGTGTCGACTCAGCCCGTGTTCCTGGTACCGCGTTCGCACTGCGCACTCCTCTTGCTTGAGCGGCAGGCAACTTCGATTGCTCCCGATCCGCCGCCCAGTTTCTGAACTCCTCGATGGACATCTCCGTGACCGGTCCCACCTTCCAGCCAGCGTCGAAGTTCGATCGGTATGCCCGCAGGGCCGCAAGCCGGTTCGGGAAACCCAGCATCGCCTTCACTTCGTCGAAGCCGCCGGTCTGCTGGTCCAGTTGGTCGACGACGAACACCTTCTGGCTCTCCGGCTTCGGGCCGACGTACACATCGACCTGGTCGCCGTCGGCGCCCTCGGTGCGGCGGATGTAGCCGTAGTGGTCGCTCATCTCGTGCGACCAAGCTGTTCCGTCGGGACCGGTGCCGCTGCGCGTGCTGCCCTTCGGGTTCTCGACGCTGATGTCCATCCCGGCCACCTTGATTCGGCCCTTCTTGTAGTTGCCCGCCTCTTTCTGCGCCTGCGTCGGCTCGGGCAGATCGTTGATCGGCGACGTGGCCGCGGCATGCGCGGCCTGGTCCAACGGCGTGGTCGGCGCAGGCAGCGCGCGCCGCGCTAGTGCCGCGCCAGCCCCTCCTGCTCTTAGAGCCAGATCACCTTGGCCAGGGGCCACAGCGGCTCCGGCAGCGGAACGGACTCCCGCCTCGGGTCCGCCGAGTTGCGGGCGTCCTGCACCGCCCAGGCCTGGGCCAGCGTCAGCACGCTGTCCAGCACCATCTTTTGCAGCCAGTCCTCCAGGCTCGCCAGTTGCGCCATCAGCAGCTCCTTCGATACGGCGGACGTTCCAGCCGCCTTCCACACGCACGGGCTCATGGCCGGCGCCAGCCTCGCGCGCCAGCTTGCCGGCGCGAATGCGGTTCGTCGGTTGAGGCAGCAGGTCGACGGGCCGGGCCACACCGTCGGCGCCCAGCTCCAGCGTCTCCCCTCGCGCTGGCCCAGGCTTCACCTGCTCCACTGGCGTGAGCGGCGGCATGCCAAGGTCGGCGCGGCGCTGCGCTTCGGTTTCTTCCACGGCCTGCTGCTCGCCCAGTACCTGCTGGCGGTTGATGGCTTCCGCGCGGGTCTCCTGCCGCACGGTGCCGTCGGCGTCCGCGATCAGCGTGTCGGTGGGCGCGGTGTCGTAGGCCAGCGCGGGCGGCGCGGCGTACTCGAGCGCGGGCTGCAGCTCGGGCGCCGGGAACGGCGCGGCGGCCGGCGCGTCTTCGCTGTTGCGGCCCTGGCCCATGGCACCCGTTTCCATGGGGCCCGGCGCGTCGCGCTCGGCCTGGCGCTGATCGGCAGTGCGTGCGGTCCCATCGCCGTCCACGGTGACGGTGGGTGCCGGCAGCGCCAGCGTGGCGCCGTTGTCCACGGCCGTGGCCGCCGCGGCCGACAAGGGGCCAGCGTTCGGATCCAGGCCCATGCGCCGCGACGGCGGCACCGCGCCAGCGCCTGCGCCCATGACACCACCGGCCAGCGAGCCCTCGACGACGTTGCGCGCCATGCCCTCGGTCAGGTCCTTGCCCTCGGCCCAGTTCTGCGCGCCCTGCTCCACCGCGGACTGCGCCGCTTCTTCGGCCGCTTCATGCGCAGCGCCGCTGGCAACCCGGCCGGCCACGCCCGGCGTGCGCGCTGCCTGCGCGATCGCGCCGCCGGCCAGTGTGGTGTCGATGTCGCGCACGCCCATGCGCGCGGCAATGCGGCCGCCGACGGCGCCAGCTGCAGCACCAGCAGCACCGGTGCCCAACGCCGCCAACGCGGCCTTCTGCGGGTCCACCTGGTCGTCAATCTGGTCCATCTGCTGGCCAGCCATGACGGCGCCCTCGCCCAGCGCGGCGCGCGCCGGCGCCGAAGCCAGGCCGGCCAGGCCAGCCACGCGCCCGGCGACGCCGCCGGCCACGATGCTGGGCACGCTCTGCACGACGTTCAGCGCCGTGGCGCGCGGGTTGCGCAGGTAGGCGCCGGCCACGTCCAGCGCGCCGGCGTTCGGGTCGGCCCAGGCCTGGTCGATGTCGGCGCGCGCGGCCTGCGTCTCCGGCGAGTACTGCTGCGCGGTCTCCAGCGCCCACTTGCCGGGCTGGAAGCCGGTCACCTCGCCCAGGCGTTCGGCGGAGCGCGACACCGGCCGGTTCATGCCGGCCAGGCTCAGCGGGATGTCGGCCAGGCCGGTCAGCGCGCCGGGCAGCTGCTGCACGCCCTGCTTGAGCGCCGTGCCGAAGTCCGACATCAAGCCCTTGTTGGAGGGCGGCGCCATGGTGCCGGACTCCCAGTCGGGCTCGGCTGCGGCCGGTGGGGCCATCTGGCCCTTTTCCCAATCGATTTCAGCCATGTATCGTCCTCAACGGGGAACCCACTTGGACCCGTCCCACGTGGCGGTGCGCCCGTTGACGGTGGAGGTCGTGCCGACCGGGCGCTGCTGGCCCCCGGCGGGTTGCGCGCCGCCCTGCTGCACGAACTGGCCGGTCTGGTTGTTGAACACCGACGACGCCTGCCGGTTGCCCATGTCGTCGGTGCCCCCCGGCACCACGGTGAAGCGCGGCGCCGGCGTGGACCCCTGCAGCGCCTGCAGCGTGGCCTGCGCCTGCGAGCGCGCCTCGGGCGTCTGGGCGTTCAGGAAGGCCTGCTGGGCCTGCAGCACATTGCCGCGCGTGCCGGCATCCAGCGCCGCAGCGCCAGCCTCGATGCCGAGCCGGCCTGCTGCCAGACGCTGCGCGGCTCCGTTGTTCTGGGCGGTGATGGCTTGGCCAGCGCGTTCCGTCTCCGCGCGGATGCCGGCCACGTCCGTGTCGCCGAGGTTGCGCATGCCGAGCTGCTGCACAGCCCCCAGGCGTTGCACCTCCGCCTGCGCCTGGGCGCGCGCCGGGCTGTTGACGATGCTGCTGGCCCCCGTCTGTGCGTTGCGCAGGTCCTGGCGGCTTTGCCAGTCGGTGCCTGGCGCCTGCCGATAGACCTGCGGCTGGGTGCCGCCGGGGATTTGCGCGGCGCCGAAGCCCAGGCCCGAACCGCCAGCGGCGGGTGCGCCCATGAAGCCGCCGCCGGGTTCGCGGCCGTTGACGGTGATGTCGCCGCGCACGGGCCCCGTGGCGCTGTAGCTGTTGCCCACGCGCGTGACGTTCGAGCCGCCGGGCTGCTGTGGCGTGAAGCCGGCCGGCGCTACCTGGGCCGCGCTGCTCAGCGCTCCAGCTGCGCCAGCAGCAGGCGCGCGCACTGGTGCGGGCGTGGGAGATGCGGCGGGCTGGGCGGGCGCCGCTGGGCTGCTGTCTGCGGCGTTGGCAATGCCGATCGCGCCGGCGACCGGTGTTCCGTAGGGCAGCGCCCCGGCCACCGCCCCGCGCACGCCGCTGGCGGCGGCGTCGAAGCCGCGCGCAGCTGCCAACGTGCGCACCGCGCCCAGCGCAGGCGCGGCACCAGGCAGCGCCGCCAGGGAGTTGCTGACGTTGCGGCCCAGCTCGGTGCTGTCGATGCGGTTGCCGTCGGGTGCAGGCCTGTACCCGGTGGTCGGGATCTGCTGCACGCCGCTCGGGCGCGCGGCGGCCGCGTCGCCGAAGCTGTTGGGGCGGCCCTGCTCGTCCTCCCCGACGACGCCGCCGGTGGCGAACGCAGGGGTGCCGCCCGGGATGGGCTTGAAGCCGGACGCGCCGCGCGTGGCCGCGCGCAGCGCATCGAGCGCCGCCTGGCCGACCTGCTGCACAACCTCGGGCGACACCGCTGCCTCACCATCCGACAGCAGCACGTCTTCGGTGGTGCTGGCGGGAAGGATGTGCGTTCCGCGCTCCATGCGCGCCGGGATGCTGTCGCTCGTGGCGGTGCCGGGGCCGTCGATCAAGTCGACCTGGCCAGGATCCACCGGCTCGACCTGGGCGCCGTCGCGCGCTGGTGGGCGCTTGCCGATCTGGCCGCCGGCCTTGAAGCCGGCCGCGGTCTCCGCCTCCTGCATGCGGCGATCGGCCGGGCCGGTGTTGGTCGGGCTGCGCGTCGGCATGCGCCGCGTGGCCTGCGGTGAGGCGGCCTGGTCGCCGCCCACGCGCTGGGCCGGATCGGCGTCGTTGGCACGGTCGGGGCCGAAGCCCAGGCCGCGCTGAACGCGGGTGCCGACCTCGGCGAGGAGATCGCGCGCGCGCTGGTGTGGTTTGCTGCCTTGCATGTGCTGCCCCATTCGAAGGATGGAGCGCACGGTAGGGTTCGCGCGCGCAGGCGTCGAACCCTACTGGGGGCGGGTCACAGCGCGATGGTGGTGTTCTCGGCGCCGGTGGCGCTGATGCCCGCGCTGGCGCTGACCGATGCGCCGACCGAGATGCCAGCCATGGCGCCGGCGGCCATCGTGGCCGTGGCCTGGCCAGCCGACTTCAGCGCCTCGAGCTGCAGGCCGGCCGCCCGGATCATCTGCTCCATGTCGCTGATGTAGCGCCGGATCTCTACCTCGTACAGCGACAGCGCATTGCGCATGTTCGCCTCGGTGGCCTTGATCTGCAGCTCGACCTTCGTGCCCTCGACTCCGGCCTGGGCGGTGAACCGCGTGGTGTTGGCGCGGTGGGCTTCGGCGTTGGCCTGCACCACCGACACCTGGCCCTGCATCAAGGCCTTGTCCTTCTCCAGGTTGGCCACGTAGGCGCGCAGGCGCTGGTCGCTGATGGCCAGCTGCGTGCGCTGGTTGTTCATGGCGATCTCGGCGCGGGCGCTCTTGCCACTGACATAGGCCGCGTAGCCGCGGGCGCGCGACTCGACCATGCTAGCCTTGGCGGTCTCGCCCTTGATGCGCGACTCGTAGGCGTCGAAGCGCGTCTTGTCGGCCTGCACCACCTCGGCATAGGCCTGCACTTCGCCCTTGAACACCTCGATCAGGTTGCGCTGCACATTGCTCTGCAGCTCGGCGCCGCTCATCTCGGTCTTGTAGACCTCCAGGTCGGCCAGCAGCGCCTTGATCTGCTCGCCGTAGACCCGCACGCGCTGCTCGTTCACCTGACCTTTGGCGACCTCGGCATCCACCTGGGCGCGAAAGACCTGGATGGTGGCCAGGCTCGCCTCCAGCTTGGCCCGGAACACCGTGGCCTCGGTGGCGTAGGCCGACTGGCGCGCGTTGAAGATGGCGATGCGCGCGTTTAGCAGGGCCAGCTCGCTGTCCAGCTGGATCTTGGCGGCCTCGAATTCGCGCTGGGCCATGGCCGCCCAGATGCTCTCCAGCACCTGCTCGGCAGCGATGGCCTGCGTGCACGCGAAGCGCAGGTTCTCGATCTGCGTGTCGGCCACCTTGATCAGGATCTCGCGGCCCAGCGCCTGCTTGCGCAGCTGGCCGTCGGTGCGGATGGCGTCCAGGCGGCTGGCCATCATGCCGGGCGGCATGCTGAAGCCGCGGCCGCTGAACTCCACCGCGGCCGCGCTGATGTCGCGCGCCATGCTCATGTCCTCGCGGCTGGCCGCGCGCTCCCACAGCGCCTGCTCCACGGCTGGCGGCAGGCCAGTGCCGCCGTCCCACATGGCGCGCAGCTTGGCCATGGCCTCGTCCAGGATCTCGACCTGGTAGGGCGTCTCGGCCCACTGCAGCACCGTGCTGATGGCCGACTCCTGGAACTCCGGCGCCTGCGCCGTGAACACGGGCAGCAGCGGGAACTGGAACTCGGGGATGTTCACCTCAGCCAGCGCCGGCATGTTCGGCTTGTCCAGCACCGGCTTGCCGGGCAGCACGATCGCCGTCATCACCGGCCTCTCGGGGATCGCGCCCAGCGGCGTGGGCTCGGGCGCGTCCGGCACCTGGATGGTCTCGAACCCGGGCACGAAGTCCTCGATGTTCTGGTCCGGCACCGGGTCGACGGTGCCCACGCCGAAGTCGCCGCGCGACACGGGCGTGATCTCGCCAAAGCTGGCCGTGCCCAGCTCGGGCAGGTTCATGTCGGCCCGGATCTGCGTGGTGATCTCCGGCGGTGCCGGAATGGGCATGCTGGGTTGCAGACTCGGGATGAACCCGCTCATGGCGTCGATGCCCTGCAGCGCGGCGTCGCGCAGCTGGTCGGCCCGCACCATCGCGCTGTCCTGGCGAGACGTGACCCACTGCTGCAGTTCCTCGCCGCGCGAGACTGCTTCTTCAAAAATTCCGGTCAGTGCTGCCATCAGATCCTCCGTTGCTTGCTGGGCACCACCTCGGCGGCGATGCTGTTGACCTCGAATGCGCACCCGGCCACGTTGCCCAGGCGGATGCGGTAGAAGCGTTCGTTCAGGCCCTTGCCGGGCTTCAAGCGGCTGTTGCGCGGCTCGCGGGCCGGCTGCCGCTGCAGCTTGTAGGTGTAGGCGGCATTGCCTTGCGTCTGCACCACCGCATCCAGGATGCCGTCGGCGCGGTAGCCGAACCAGAGCGCCACCAGGTGCTGCTTGTTCCACTGGTCGTTCTTGGGCAGGCCGGCGCGGTCGTAGCCGCTGAAGTCGGTGTAGCCCAGATCCAGCCCGGCCTCGATGTCGATGCCCTCGTCGAAGTCCTCGCCCAGCACCACCAGGCCATCCGGTCCCACGGCCACCACCGTGTCGCCCACCTGGGCCATGTCCTGGAATGCCCAGTTCTCGTACCAGGAAACGCCCGCGGTCTCGGTGTTCATCACCCAGGCGATGAGGCCCTGCCCAGCCACCAGTGCCCGGTCGCGCACGCGGAAGCCTTCCTCGACCATGGCCACCGTGATGATCTGCACCTCGGTGGCGTCACCGATGGCCAGGCGCTCCTCGACCAGGCGCAGCGGCTCTGCGGAGCTGATGGCCACGGCATCGGCCACCGTGAATCCGTCCTCGGCCAGCACCGTCACGTGGATGCTGGCTGCGTCCAGCACGCGCAGGCCGCTCTCCACGGTCACGTTGCTGACCTGGGAGACCGCGCCGCGCAGGCGCAGGCCCTCCTCCACCGTGCGGCTGGTCGGCGGTGTGATCGTCGATCGCTCGGTCCCATCGGTCACCGTGAAGCCGTCGGCCACCATGCGGGCGCTGCCAACCATGACCCGCTCGCCCACGCGCAGCGTGCTGTCGAAGGTGCGGCCCACGCCGATCCGCACGCGCTCGAGCACGCGGAATCCGTCCTGCACCATGCGGGTGGCGTTGATGGTCTGGCCCATGGCCGCGTCGCGCACGCGGAACGCGTCGGAGACCATGAAGGTGTCGCCGCTCAACTCGGCCTCGCCGCCGATGACGAATCCGTCTGCCACCATGAGCAGGTCTGGCACCTCCGCTGCGCCGGACAGGGCCGGCAGCTCAACCGACATCGGCGGCGCGAAAGCGATCTGGCGGCCTTGCGCGATCGAGTACAGCGGGGCCAGCTGGCCAGAGCCGAAATTGCCGGCCACGTCGGTGCCGCGGCCGCTCAGCGGTTGCAGCCAGCCGGTACCGGCGCTCACGTTGCGCGCACCGGTGGCTGTGGCCGTCAGCGGACTGAGCGCACCAGAGGCCATGTTCTGGCCGACCTGCAGCGCGCGGCCGACCAGCACCGACAGCTGGCCATCGCCGGCAGATCGGGGGCCAGCCCGGCCGGTCAGCGGCGCCATGGACCCGATGCCGCGCGCGACCAGGTCGCCGCCGTATCCGTCCAGTGGCGCCCATTCGCCGTTGCCCAGCGCGTTCAGGTGCGTGATGGAAGCGGTGATGACCCTGTCGCCCGTGCCGCGGAGAACGGCATCCAGATGCATCGGCGTGCCGGTCGACACCTGGCTCGTGGCCGCGTAGACCACCTGGCCGGGCAGCTCGAAGGGCACGTCCGCCACGGCGCTGGGCTCGTCGCCGCGGCACAGGAAGACGCGCTGGCGGAAGCGCACCACGTGAAAGCGCTCAGTCCCCACCAGCGGGTCCAGCACCGCGCGCCGCACCGAGCCCTCGACAGCCCAGACGTTGGCCCCCGCGAACTCGAAGCCGGGGCTGGCCTCCTCGGGCAACGTGGTCGTGTCGGCCACCACCAGGCCCACGACGACACCGTCGATCGGCTCGGCCATGCTGAAGGAGAAATAGCCACTTCGAAGAGTGGCTACGCTGTGTGCACCTGCGGTCCAGTCGCTCATGGCTGTTGCTCAGTTGGTCATTGCAGGGCTTGCTGCAGCGCAATGCTGTTGTACATGCGGTAGTAGTAGTTGAACCACCCGGTGCCGCTCTCGCCGAAGAAGCGCCCCTGCACCACCGCGTAGACGTCGGGCTCGAGCTTGCAGATGCGCTCGACGGCCGCCGCGGCGCCGCTGTCGCCGGAGTTGTAGTGGCTGCGCGCCACGCATGCGCTGTAGCCGGCCTCCGGCGCCGTCACCGGAGGCGGTGCTGGGGTCGGCGTGGGCAGCGGCGCTGGCGCGGGCACCGGAGCTGGCGGCCAAGGCGCACCAGGCGGCCAGCCGGTCGGGTTCTCCAGCTCGCCAGGCGCAGCTGGCGGCGCGGGCACACCGGGCACCCCAGGCGCACCCGGCGTGCCCGGCGTGCCCGGCTTTGGCGGACTGGGCAGCACCGGAAGCGGCGCGGCGTCCACCCGGTAGAGCGTTCCCATTTCAGGCCGTCGGGAACGCGATGCGGTAGAACTCCAGCACGAACGGCTGGCCGGCCACCAGGTCGGGTTCGATCAGGAACAGATCCTCGCCGCCCAGGCCGCCTGCGGTGCCCTGCACGCGCGCCTCGGTCGTGCTGACGCCGCCGCTGTCGCCATCGGCCACGAAGCGGTAGTAGCTGGCCGTGCCGCTGGCCAGGATGGAATCCTCGCCCCAGCTCTCGCCCGTGGTCTTGGCGATGGAGGTGGTGGCGGCCGCTGCATCGAACGTCAGGCCGGTGGCGCCGTCCCCGCCCACCGTCAGCTCGGCCAGCAGCGTGCCGGTCTCGGCGGCGTCTGCAGTGGCCGGCACGGCGCCGGAGAAGATCCGCAGGCGGCCACCGTCCAGCGCAGCGATGAATGCGCCATCCACGAGCATGTGGCGACGCAGTGCGGTTGAAGTCTTGATTGCCATGATGGCTCCTCAGTTGGCGGGGTAGGAAAGCTGGAAGCTGGGGATGGCCAGCTCCGTCGACGGGGTGATCGGATCGAACGCGGTGGCGAAGCTGTCGGCAGCAGCGCCATCCAGGCGGTATGCCGCGGTGGACAGCCCGGCGGGCGCGGCAAGCGCCGACCAGCGCCACCAGCCGAAGGTGCCGTCGGCAACGCCCTTCAGGATCCAGGTGCCCACGTTGACGAGCACGCCGGCATCGCCCGCTGCGACGGTGAGGCCGCCGGCCGGCGCGCCCGCGGTTGGCATGGCCAGGCCGTTCAAGGTGATGTTGCCCAGCAGCGTGCCGGTGGCCGCGTCGTTGGCGCTGGCCGGCTGCGCGCCGCTGTAGAAGGCGATGTGGCCGCCCTGCAGCAGGTAGCCCAGCCCGAAGTTGGTCACCAGTGCGGTGCGCAAGGCGGACGAAAGGCGAATGGTCATAGGACTCCGATCGGAAGGATGTTCTGGGCCAGGCCGTCGATGCCGGAGATCTCCGGCAGGTCCAGCGAGCTGATGCGGTACCACTGGTCCTCACCCTTCCAGGCGCCGGCCTCGACCTCCACCCAGGTGGTGCCGTTCCAGACGGTGGCGACGCCGACCGGGCCCAGCGTGCTTTCCAGTCGGCCGGCCAGCAGGAACTCGCCCTTGTAGTGGGCATAGCGCAGCTGCTCGACGCGCTGGTAGTTGTCGTCGCCATCGAAGATGCCGTCGCCGACGATGACCGGGCCCGACAGCACGTACTCCATGAAGCCCACACTGCTGACCTCGCCGGCGAGACCGCGGGGCATGGAGCGCGGCGCCGTCTCGCGGCCCCAGCTGACCAGAGTGCAGGGGTAGGACACCGTGGGCGTGAAGGCGTTGGGGATGCGCGTGTGGAAGGCGACGGCTTCCAACACGCCGCGGTGCACGGAGAGGGTCGTGATGTTCTGGCGGTTCAGGTAGCTCCCCTCGAACACGTAGCCGATCCGGCCCGGGCTGGGGTAGTTCAGCGGGTTGGGCGCCGTCTTGATGACCTGGCCCTGGAACTTGAGCCGGCCCACCAGGTACTCGGTGTCCACGTTGGGCAGCGTGTACTCGACATAGGCCACGCCTGACGGCTGCATGATGTCGAAGGGCAGGAAGTGGCGGAAGTAGCCGTAGGCGGCAGCAGCGTTGAGCGTGCTTTCCTTGTCCATCCGCGTCTCGGCGTAGTTGATGCTGGTGCCGTCGGGGAAGACCAGGATGCCCAGAAACTGCTTGGTGTAGACCTTGCCGGCCGTGGCCTGCGACGAACTCGCGCGCACGACGATCCTGGCGTAGACGATCGTCTCGTCGTCGTAGGCGGCGATCAGGCGGCACTCGCCGTCCATTTCCTGGCTGTAGACCCCGGGCCCGAACGAGACCGGATTGATGTTCAGCTGGCCGGTGTGCACGGTCGTGAAGCCCTCGCCGTCGCGCCACTCCACGAAGCTGATGCTGTGGCCCAGCACGCCGCTGCTGCCCACCTGCGGCGACATGCCGCTGTCCAGGTAGCCGCTGGGCGCGTCCACCAGCCGCAGGACGCTGAACACCATGCGCGCGCCGCTGGCGCTGAACCGGGGCCGGCCGACCAGGCTGGCGTCGACCGGGTCGAGTGCGAAGGCCGCCACCTGGTGCCGCGTGGCATAGAAGTCGTCGATGAACCCCTCTTGGATGGCCATGAACCGTGCGGCATTGGCAGCGGAGCGCACCAGCACCGCGATGCGCAGCACCGCCCTGCCCTCCTCATCGCGCACCAGGGTGGCGGCCACCACGTCGAACAGGCGCGCGTCGACCGATGCAGGCGTCAGCCAGACCTTGCGGCCGTGCAGCGTCACGTAGGGGTCGTACATCCCCGCGGACGCCGGCCCGGTGCTGTAGGCCTGCACGAACATGTCTTGCCTGCCGGACACGCCGACCGCCTCGTGCCGCATGCCAGTGCCCACGGCGTGCACCCACTCCAGGATCCCGGTGAAGATCTGGCAGGCGACGCGCGCGTTCGTCGGCGGCACGATGGCTGTGATCGGGCCGTCGATGTCGTAGGGCGGATCCTGCTGGCCCGACAGCACCGTGGTGATGGACGAGGTGTCCAGCGATGCGTAGTACTGCCCGCTGGAGCCCCAGTCCTCGATCATGTTCGCGTAGTGGCCGGGCGATGCCGCCCAGTCGGCCACCGCCTGCACCGCATAGGCCTCGTCGTAGGCCAGCATGCCCGAGTTGAAGTAGATGTTCTCGCCGCCGACGGCCTGCATGCCGGCGCGCACATTGATCCGATCGGCGAACGTCTGGTAGCCCTCGCGAAAGCCGTGGTTGCTGTGGCCCATGACCCCGACCAGCCGCACGTTGTCCATCAGGACGTTGGCCAGCTCGCCCTTGAAGCCCTGCAGCGGCGGGCCCAGCGGCGGCATACCGGCGCTCGCGCGTACCGCGTTGGTCTCGGTGCGGAACCGCTGCTCCACCGCGTTCTCGGTGGCGTAGGCTGGCCGGTGGCATAGCCAGGTGCCACCCTCGAACTCGGTGAAGCCCTCGCGGCCCTTGTAGCGGTACTCGAACTGGACGATCCAGGGGTCCAGCGGGTCGGGCGGCGGCTGCGCCGGGTCGGGCTTGGCCAGGCGCATCACGCCGGCGCTCGGCAGCAGCTCCCAGTCCATGTAGAAGAGGCTGCCGGGCCAGGCCGGGTACTTGTTGCGTGCGAAGCGGTTGATGACTGCCTGACGCAGCACGCCACCAGGTGTGCCGATGCCGTCGGGCGTGGGCGGCAGGCCGAAGCCGTCGGGCGCGGCCGCGGTGCGCGGCGTGACCATGAACCCTTCGGGGAGCCAGACCTGACGGCGCGGCGCCGGCGGCGCGCTGGCCGGTGGCGGCGCAACCTGGGGCTGCTCGACGTGCACGTTCAGCCGCTCGATCGGGCCGGCAATGTTCGTCGTGATGACCGCGCCGCTGGCCTGGTCGACAACCCGCGTCCGCCAGACCGGCACCTGGGCGGTGCTGGCCAGCAGCTTGGCCACGAACATCGCGCGCCGGGCAGCCGGCAGCAGCGGTGTCGCTTGGCCATCGCCCGTGGTGCTGATGCCAGGGGCGTCGAAGGGTTGCCGGCCGTCCATGGATCACTCGTCTTCGGCGAAGACCCGGTAGCCGAGGTTGAACACGCTGGCGTTGCTCTTGGTCTCATCGCTGGTGAAGCGCGTGATGGACATCAGCACGCCGGCGCCCGAGCCCTTGGCCTGCTGGGACAGCAGCGCCGCGCCGCGGATCACGACGGAGGTGCCGGTGGCGATGGTGAATGCCGCCTTGTTGTCCGTCGTGCCGTCCACGTTCGTGATGCTGCCGTCGGCGGCCGGGCCCGTGGGCGTCCAGGGCCGGCGCGTGGCCTCGCTGTAGCCGTTGGTGTTGCTCACGATCTCCGTGGCCGCGCCGACGAAGGTGGCGGCGGTCAGCGTCTCGACCGGCGTGTAGGCGCCGCTGAACAGGGCCAGGTACCAGGCCGGTTGCGCTGCCTGGGCGCGCAGGCCGGCCTCCAGCAGGTAGTTGCGGCCCTCGACGGGGACGAGGTTGGGGCACACCATGCGCCGGCCTTGCTCGTCGTCGTACTCGTAGACGCCGCCGAAGTGCACCTTGGCGGCCGGGAACAGCAGGCCGGCTGGCGTGACCTCGTAGTGGTGGTTGCGGAAAGCGCGGCGGAACTCAGCGGCGTGACGGGCAAGGGCTTTGAGCATGATGAACCTTTCAGGTGGTGGTGGAGTCGATGGCCACGCCGAAGACTTGGCCCTGGTGCGCGGCCGTCAGCGTGATGAGCTGCTTCATGCCGTCGCGTTGGAGGAAGACCGAGCGCCCTTCGGTGCGCGGGTCGATCGCGATGCGACCGGGCTGCAGCTGGCGCGCGCTGCCATCCGCAGCACCGAGCCAGTAGCCGTCCGTGGCCAGCCAGACAGCGACGTCGCCGGGTGCGCCTGCCGTGAAGTGCTTGGCGGGCAGCACGAGACTGCTGCGCCGCACGGCGACGGCCCTGCTGGTGCGCCGCTTGGACCAGGCTGTCGGGTCAGCGCCGGCGAGCCAGTGCACGCCCTCGTCGTCTCCCACCAGCAGCCCGCCGTCCAGCGCCTCGAGGATCCTGATCGGGCCCTCGAACTGCACGAAGTTGCTGGCAGGCCGGTGCAGGTGCGGCCGCAGGGCCTCGCTGAACCACAGCACGCTGCCACGCGCCACGTACAGGCGGCCGCCCTGGCTGCGCACGAAGCTGCCGGCCGGCATGGGCTGCAGGTGCAGCACCTCGCAGGGCTGGCCGCCCGGGTAGACCGTCAGGACGTGCTGGGCCAGCAGCGCAGGGAATTCCTCGACCAGGTAGAGCACGTCGCCATCGGGCGGCGTCATGTAGACGCGCCAGCGGTGGCCGTCCACCGCGGGCAGGCCGGTGAGCTTCAGACCGCCCCGCAGCTGCAGGCTGCCCAGCGGCAGCGCGCCGGACTCCTCGCCCGTGGCGTCCACGATGCTGATGGCCACGAGGTAGCGGCCCGCGGTCAGCGTGCCATAGGGGTGCGACTCGATGTCGGGCACCGCCGGCATGCGCACGCCCACGCGCTGCGCCGGGCCGCGCCGCGGCAAGCGCCACAGCGCGCCCTCGTTCGCCGCGTACAGACTTTCGTTGTACTCGTGGAAGTCGATGGGCTCGGCACTGCCCATGCTGGCCACCTGCGTGACAGCCAGCGACTGCACGTCCAGGTCGCAGAGGTCGTAGCCGCGGCCCAGCAGCACGCGGCCGTTCCAGTTGTAGACGCCGCTCATGCCGTGCCCGGGCAGCAGCATGCGGTAGCCGTCGCGCCGCTTGATGGTCGCCTTGCCCAGGTCGACGTTCACGGCGCTGCGCGCGGTGCCGGCCGGCAGCGCGGTCTCGTCGGAGAGCATGTCGATGCCCAGCAGCGGCAGCGGGATCGTGTTCATGCCGCTTCGTAGCTGTTGACGAAGCCAGTCCAGAACTTCGCCGCTGGCGGGGCGGTGGGCACCCCGGCGTACATCAGGATCGACAGCGCCTCCTCGGGCGGCGCGTTGTCCGGGAACTCCAGGGTGAAATCTCCCTGCGCCGCGCCTTCTGTGGTGCCAGCGTTTCCAAAGACGCTGAGATTCCCCCCATGCACGCCAGGGAAGAAGCCGTTGGAGAACCCGGAGGGGTCGCTGACCTCGTGCCCCTCACCGTTGACCACGACCCGGCGCCATGCGGTCTCGTCGTCCGTCAGCGGGATGGTGACGAGGCAGTGCATGTCGCGAAAGTACCCCGGGTCGAAGCTGGTCCCGGTGCGAATCGACGCGGAGATGTACATCAAGTGCGGATCGACCAGCTCCGGGTTGATCGTGATCCACGGCGAGATAGTCCCAGGCGAGTAGGTGCCGTCGAAGATCACCAACTCCCTTCGGTTGTAGGCTCCTCCCGGGTCGGTGTCGACCCACGTGGATGTGTCCGGCCACTCGCTTGGCGGCGGGAGATTGAGCGTCAGCAGCAGAACGGGACCGTCGGCCATGTCAGCACCCCGCCCGGTTGGGGCGCCGCGACGCGCTGGGAATGACGGCTGGTCTTTGCATGGCCGGCATCGTGCCGGCGCGCCTGCGGGGGGTCGAACCCTACCGGGGGCGGAAAACCCGGTGGATCAGAACCAGGCTTGGTTGTGGTGCACCTGGTCGTCGACGGTGTCCTGCAGCAGGTCGGCGTCCACGCGCAGCCCGAAGTAGGCCTCGAAGCGCGCAAGGGCGAGCTGCGATTCCTGCGGATTCAGCACCTCGCTGTCCGGCACGCTGTAGCCGCGATACAGCGCCCAGTCGATCAGGTGCCGATGATGGATCTCGTGGATCTCTGGCTGGCTGGCTTCGCTCTCGCCCAGCGGCTTCATGGGCAGGCGGTAGCCCTCCAGGAAGACGGTACCCGGGCGGCTGACCCAGCCAGCCATCTGCAGCACGCCGCCGTGCAGCGTGATGGCCCACGGCCGGCGGCTGTCGTCGGTGCGCCAGTCCGGGAGCAACGCATCGAGAGCGCCGCGGCTGCGGATCACCAGCTCGCGGCGATCGCGCGGGCGGCAGCCAGCGTCGCCGTGCCAGGCCTTGGTGATGAGGAACCAGCGCGGGTGCAGCCTGTAGCTCTGCCGAGCAGCCTCCACAGAGACCTCGCACATCTGCGGATCACAGGCCTCGAACAGCAGGCGCTTGCGCATCGCCGCCTCGTCCTCGGCCTCGCGCAGCCATTCCAGGATGTCCGGCTCCTGGAAGTTGAAAGCGGCCACCTTGTCGTCGGTCGCCCGACGGAAGGCAGCGACGAGGGCGGCGGTTTTCATGCGCCGAAGGCGTTGATCATCTGCGTGACGTCCTGCCGCAGCTCGCCAACAGTCTTGGCCTCGTCGACCTTCTGCCGGTAGTGCGTCAGTGCGAAGGACTTGAGCGCCGCCTTGCCCATGCGCGCCACCTGATCGCGCAAGCCCTGCAGCTCGTTCTCCTTGGCGTCCTCCTCTGCCTTCTTCTTGGCCAGGGCCTCCAGCTGGCCGCCAGTGTCGTCGGCGGCGGGGCCGTCAGTGGCGTCTGCGGGCTGCTCCGGCCCGCGCTCGAACTGGTCCTGGTGACGCAGGAAGTTGCGGGCCAGGTCCGCGGGCACGCTGCGCACCTGGTCCTTCTCGAACTTCAGCAGCGAGCCGTAGATGCGATCGACGAAGGAATCGCGCCGGCCGATGTACTTGACGGGCACCATGCCGGCCGTGGGCACGCGCGGCTCGCGTGGCTGCAGCTTGGCCAGGTCGGGCGCTAGCACGTCCACGGCCAGCACCAGGCCCTTGACGGCGTGCACGACGCCGCGGAAGAGGTAGTCCTTGGCCTTCTGCTCGGCCGGCAGCTCGGCATAGGCCTTGATGCAGGGGTGGACCTTCTTCTCGGCGTCCTTGACGTCGCCGTAGGTCCAGCCGTCGGCCAGCTTGGCCTGCAGCCAGGACTCGTGCGCCTGCTCGGGCGTCGCGTCCGGGTTGGCCAGATGCATGTTGACGCCAGCGATCAGGCTGGCGTGGTGGGATTCGGGGGCTTCGGCCCAGGCCGGCACGCTGTCGTCGCCGAGCGAGGCGCAGTAGGCACGGTTGACGTCGTGGGCGATCTGGGCGATCTGGTCGGGCTTCATTGGTGGACTCCAGCAAGGGGATGCGAAGAAAGGGCCCGCAGGCCCTTTCACGTCGGACAGTGGCCGATCAGGGGTTGCCCGTCTGCTCGCCGATGACCGAGATGTCGGTGCGCGAGGCCTTGGCGTTGGCCGCGCCGGCGATCGTCAGGATCAGGCGGGCGGGCTTGGGCAGCGTGACGGGGGCTTTGCCGCCGCTGGCGCGGTACAGGCCTGCTGCGTTCAGCGCGATGCCCGCGCCGAAGTACGCCGCGTCCTGGGGCACCGCGACATCGTCGACGCCGTCCTCGTACTGGAACCCCAGCGAACCGGTGACGGCAGCCGTCCAGGCCGTGGAGACGCGCGCGATGCTGTCGTCGAGGCGCATGCCGGCCGGCAGCGGGCCCAGGTCGAGCACGTCGCCAGCGGCCACGGCAGCGGCGCTGTCGGATTCCGCGAGTGCGCCGTTGGCGGCCGTGATGGCCAGGAACGCCAGCACGGAAAGGTTGCCGGCCGACTGCGCGTACTGGCGCGCGCGGAATTGCTTCTTGGTGATGGTTGCCATGGTGGATTGCTCCTGTGATGGATCTGCAAGGCGACGAGACGGGCCGGGTGGACCGGCCCTGCCCCATCAGTTACGTGCGGAGATGATCGGCACGGCGGTGTCGATCACGGAAGCGCCGTAGTCGGTGATCTGCTTCATGTCGCCGTAGTCGATCTCGAAGCGGATCTTGCTGACGCCGCGGATGACGCCGATCAGCACCTCTTCCTTATCCTCGAAGTCGTCGTCGTCTTCCTTCCAGAAGAACGGCATGCCGGAGTGGCGGGACTTGGCCAGCGCTTCGGCCACGGCCTGGCCACCCAGCAGGATGGCGCGGTCCACAGCGAAGTTGCTGCCGAAGCTGGAGGGCACCACGCAGGTGCTCTCGACCTCGGTGCTGAAGTCGGCGCAGTACTTGATGGTGTCGCCGGCGTAGAAGCGGATCGGCTTGGGCATCTTGATGATCAGGACGCCGAACCACAGGCCCGCTTCCCCCAGGAACAGCGGGTGCATCTTTGCCTGCTGCGCACGCGCCAGGGCCGACGCCTGCAGCTGGCGGAAGTTGGGGTCCTTGGCGAAGCCCATGTACTGGGCCGGGGACACCAGCAGCACGCGCAGCGGCGAGTCGGTGGCGGCGGCATCGCCGGGGAACTGCACCGGGGGCGGCGGCAGCGGGATCTGCTCCATCACCGTGCGGATGCCGTCGACCGTGTCCATCTTGAACAGGTCCGTCGTGGCCAGGTCGATCTCGCCGGCGTTCACGGCGAAGGGCTGCACGCCGTTGGAGCCGTCGGCGATGAAGTGCCGGTTCTTGGTCGGCGCGATGACTGGGTTCACCATGATCTCGGCGAAGTCAGGGTCGACCTCGGTCGGCACCTTCCACTCGATGTTGTTGTGGAAGCCGCGCGCGCCGGCCATGTGCACCAGCAGCGACTGGTCGACGTAGCCGTCCATCAGGGACTGCGCCACCGGGCGGCCCAGCGCGCGCATGTCGGCCGGGCTGCGGACCTCGGTCATCACGTCGCCCAGGTCCACTGGGAAACGGGCCTGGTTGACGCGCAGCCGGTCCTCGGTCAGCTTCAGGCCGACGCCGCGGCCCTTGGCGTAGCGCGAGCCCATGATGGGCTTGCCGCCCACGGGGTTCAGCAGGTTGAAGGTCACCTCGTCGCCGCGGCCCTTGCCCAGGTCCGTGCAGCGCACGATGGGCATGTGCTGCGTGGTCTGCTTGCGGATCGTGGCTTCGGCGCCGCTGGTGCCCTTGGGCATGGGGCCCGACAGGCGCGACAGCGTGGTGTTGCGGGTCTGGTGCGCGGCGAAGAGGCCGGCTGCCTGTTCGACAAGCTTTTGCTTGTCGCCCGCGGACATGTGGGTCTTGTTCATGAGACGTGCCTATCAAGTGGATCGGTTGAGGAAGGCCTCGCGCTGCTCCTCGGACATGGACTCCAAGGCTTCGGCCAGCGCGGGGCCCGACATCGACGCCATCGCTTCGAACCGGCTGCCTGGCCCTGCTGCTCCACCGGGGATCTCGGAGAGCGATGCGGGGGCCGGTGTCGGCGCAGCTGCGATGGCAGCTCTGGCTGCCGCTTTCGGGTCCGCTGTGAGAGCGGGAGCCGGTGCGGCCGCCTGGACAGCTCCAGTGGCCTTCTTGAACTCATCGAACAGCTCGATCACCTCGGCCGCCGAGCCGTTCGCCAGCACGGCCTGGAAGCCGGCGCGGGCGAAGGTCGGCTGTGCACCGATCCACGCTGCCAGCTCCTGGCTCTGCGCGATGGAGTCGGCGTCGGGGTGGGCCTTGTAGATGGAGCCGTAGTGCGCATCCGATGCTGACGTGGCCTGGCTCTGCTTGAGCGGCACGAGTTCGCCTTGCAGCGTCTCGACCTGCTTCTGCAGCGCCTGAACGGTCGTCAGCAGCGGCTGCATGCCCTGACCCAGCAGGATGCTGATGCCCTTGGCCAGCGCCTCGTCGGAGAAGTCCCCGAAGATTGCAGGATCGACGCCTGCCTGGATCGCCTTGTCGGCGGCCGCGGCGTTGGCGTCGGTCTGCGTCGGCTGCAGGCCGGCGTCGGCACGCAGTTGGGCCTGGGCCTGCAACGCGGCCAGTTCGGCACGGGCTGCAGCGGCATCCGCGCGCGCATCCCGGGCTTCGGTCCTGGCCTCCACCAGCTTGTCGTAGCTGATGGTGTGCTTGCCGCTCTTGGCCAGGATGACCGCGTTGGACGCGTTCAGGTCGGCCTCGTTGGGCTCGGCGGGCGCCGGTGCCGCAGCAGGAGCAGCAGCCGGCGCGGGCGCCGGTGCCGCCGTCGCTGCGGCGTCGATGATTTCAGTGGTGCCGCGATCGCCCTGGTCTGCGGCCGTCCCGTCGGTGGCGCTGGGCTCGCCACTTTCCAGCGCTTGCGCGCCGGTGTCGCCCTCGGTCAGAAGCTCAAGGTATCTGGCCGCGTGTTCCGGGGTCAGCTCGCCATCAGGGGCGTGCGTCTGGAGAAAGTCCGTTGCGTTGGTTGTCATTGCGTCCCGCCACATCACGCCGTGGCCGCAGGGGTCCAGCGGTGCCGGCCAATTCCAGGCCGGCGGCTTCGGTGTCGACTTGCGCTTTCACCTTGCCGGGCAGTGTCAGGACTGGGCCTGCAGACGCGAAACCCTACCGGGGTGCTACACCGGCACGTTGTCTTCCACGCGCGGCGTCTCGATGCCACGCATGCCCTGCTCAGCCTGCTGTGGCACTGGCGGAAAGGCCGGGCTGGTGTTCTCGCGCACGCCAGCAGCGCCCTCGCCTTGCCCTGCGGCGCCTGGACCAGGCAGGACGGTAGGCTGGGCCGGCACCGGGAAGTTCGGGTCGTCGCCGCCAGGGCTCGGCCGCTGGTAACCGGCACCCTTCATGACCTCGTCCGCGATGGGCGCGATCATCGGCATCTGCGCGATCTGCGCGCCGGCCTGCATCGCGCTGAAGGCAGCCTGCACGCCGATCTGCACCGCCTGCGCATTGGTCAGCTTCTCCTTCATGTCCAGCTCGCGCGCCTTGTTCTGGCTGGCCAGCTCGTCACGGATGCGCTTCTCGACGGCCTCCGGCGACTCCATTGCGGCCGCCTCGCGGATCGCCTTGATGACGGCCCGCTTGTTCGGCAGGTCCATGAGCGACGCCATGAACGGGAACACGGCCTGCTGCAGCAGCGGCGGCATCGACTTGACTGCCTCCGAGAGCGCATTGAGCTGCTGGGCGCGGAAGCTGCTGGAAGTCGGCACGTCCTCCAGCGCGACCTTGAGCCGGGTGCGCTGAACGTCGTTGGACAGGTACGGCAGGCCGGTTTCCGGGTCGACCTCGGCCCCGTTCAGGACCACAGTGCGCGGCTCCTCCAGGTCGCCGCCATCGATCACCACCACCTCGCGCTGGCTGCCAAGGTCCTGGATGATCAGCGACAGCAGCAGCTCGCCGACCTGCGTGCGCGCTTCCTTGAAGTTGTCCATCAGGCCGGCCAGGCTCTGCGACGACTGCTCAACCTGCGTCTGCTCCTGCAGTCCGCTGGTGGCGTTGCCCTGCTTGCCCAGGAAGCCGGCTGAGCCGGGCCCGACACGTTCGATGCTGACGCGGGCGTCCTCGACCATCTTGTAGTGCTGCTCGGACAGCGTGTAGTCGCGCTTCACTTCGAAGCGAGCCCCCTGCTTCGCCATGTGCACTTCGTCCAGCACGATGTCCGCATCGACGCGCGCCACCATGCGGCGGAAGTCCGCGTCGGACATGGCCACTGCGCCCTTGGTGCGCTCGGTGCGCACGGCCGACATGCCCCAGCGCAGCTTGGAGATGCCGCTGTTCAGCGTCTCCTGCGGGAACATCATGGCGCGCAGCAAGCCGTAAGGCGCGCCAGTGCTGTCTTCGATGCCGGCGCGGAACAGCACGTAGGGGTAGCTGCGGTGCGCGTAGGGCGACGGGTCGTCGGCCAGCCGATGCGGGCCGAGCCAGTAGGCACGCCGGATCCGCGACACCACGGCCAGCGTTGGCTGCACCAGGCCGCGCGTCATGGCGTGCAGGTGCACGGGGTTGTTCTCGTCGAACTCCACCACGCGGCCGTCGGGCGTGGTGAACATGGCCACCTGCACCCAGCGCCGGTACCAGACCTCGCTGATGAGCGCCTTCTTGCTGTCGCGCTGGTACCAATTCATCTCCTCGATCGTCCAGCCCCGGGCCGAGCCGGTGCCGTCCGACAGGCCTGTGCTGGTGCCGCCCTCGATGCCGTTGACCATGCCGAACTCGCCCAGGTCGCCGCGGCCGCAGGCGTCGATCAGCGCCCGGTGCTGTGGGAACGCGAGCTTCAGGCGCTTGGCGAGGATCCACTGGCGCCGCATCACCCAGGCGCAGCGCTCGAGCCGCGGGTCGTTGCGATCGGTCATGTCCCAGAACATCTCATTGCGGTGGACGGCCGTGCACCGGTACTTGAATTTCGTGGGATCCGACTCGCGCGCCACCTCGACCCAGCCGACGCCAACGCAGGTCTCCTGGCGAAATGCATCGGTGCAGGCCTTGTCGGCGTGGCTCTTCTGCTCGGCCTGGTGCAGCTTGGAGCCGAGCGCGTCGGCCACGTCCTGGCCATCCGGACCACCTTCGGGCGTGAGCCGCCAGTCGGTGCGCGTCTTGGCCTCCATGCCGACGATGCCCTCGACAGTGGGCGCCATGATGTTCTCGACCGCCGGCGGGATGCCCAGCTCGCGCTGTCTCTGCAGCAGCTCGCTGTCCAGCTGGTTGCCGTCCAGGAAATCCATCTCCCGGTCGGCCTTGGCGCGCCAGTGCGGCTGATCCTCGATCGCCTGCAGGATGTCGATGAACTCCTCCAGCGACAGCGGCCGATCCCCTTCGTTGTCCTCGGGCTCGTCGCCGGCGGGGTTTTCCAGGTGCTCTTGGGTCATGTCCATGGTGGTTCCTACATCCGCCAGTCGGGGGGCGGTGGCATTGCGGTGCGCTGGTGGCTGCTGACGACGGGCGTGATCAGGCCGCCTTCCTTGGCCTGGGCCCATTGCCGGAACGCATCGGCGCCTTCGCTGGCGCCGTTGCCCTTGTCCGGGGTGTCCGTGAAGCGGCCCTCGGCCGCGTTCCACTTCTTGCGGTAGTTGTCCAGGCGCTGCACGCCCTTGGCCGCCTGCTCGCGCTCGAAGTAGGCAGATGCGAAGTGCTTGCGCGTGGTCTGGATGCCGGTCGACAGGTCCGTGATGCGCGGCACGATGACGGTGTTGCGCAGGCCCAGATCGTTCAGCATCTCCTCGGTGGACCGGTTCGTGTCCCCCAGTCGCTTGTGCGCGGCGTCGTGCGGCAAGAAGTGCTTGTTCCAGACATAGCCGGTCCGCTGCAGCTCGGCGACGTAGTAGCGCAGGTCCTCGCCGTGGGCTTCGATGTAGCCGATGAAGCGGTCCTCGGGGCCGACCTGCTGGTGCAGCCAGATGCCGCAGCCATCGCCGTTGCCGATGTCCCAGAAGGTATTCACCGGCACGTCGATCACCGGGATGCGCAGGATGCGGCCCTGCTTGCGCACCGCCGTCATCTGCTTGGCGTAGTAGTTGCCCTCCGAGGACACCTGGAACGGCTCCGACGGGGTCGACGGGTACTCCTGCCACATCTTCTCGGCCGCGCCGCCGAAGTCGCTGTCGCGCGTCTTCACGTACCAGGCGCGCTGGTCGGGGTCGATCCTGGTGCCCTGCTCCTGCTCGACCTGGTCGAAGTAGTCGTGGTCGGCCTGGCTGATGGCCACCTCGCGCGAGTCCAGCCGGTACTCGGGCGCCTCTTGCCACGGGTAGAAGTGGAAGCGGTAGTCCTTGGTGGTGAGCCGCACCTTCTGGATGTGCAGCTTCTCCGCGGCATCGCTCATGGCATAGAACGGGCCCTCTCGCCCCTCCGCCGTGCTCTCGATGATGATGACGCCACCCTCGGGGACCGATGGGATGGAGCCGGTGATGACCTCCTGCGCCTTCTCGGGGAACTTGGCGCAGATCTTCCCGAACTCGGACACGTGCAGCCGGTCCGTGGTGCCCGAGCGCAGGCTGGTCGCCACCTGGATGCTGCTGTTGTTGTGGCCGAACAGCAGCTCGTCGGCGCGCGCCACCTTGAGGGGGAAGCGCTCGCGCAGCACCGGGTCCAGGTTGTCGTACGCGAAGCGCACCTTGTCCCGGAAGATGCTGCCCGCGGCCTTGTCGTTGTGGGCCACGATGCCGCAGCGCTGGTCGGCGTTGAACAGCGCGTGGTCCAGGAACAGGATCGCGATCAGCGTCGTGAAGCCCAGCTGGCGCGCCTTCAAGATGATGTTGCGGTGCCACATCCGCTCGATGAAGCGGCGCTGCGCGCGGTTCGGCTTGAAGGTCTTCACCTTCCCCGGATCGGCCGGGTTGTCGCTCTTGATGAGGATCTTGTACAGGTTGTTGAGCCGCCACATCGGGTCGGCCAGGCACAGCGCAAGCTCCTCCGCGTTGGACGGCAGTGCGCTCATGGGCGGTGCGCCGGATCGTCAGGAACGACGGGCAGCGCCGTCGCGCCAATCCCTCGCAGCAGCGCCGCGATCGGGTCCACGTTCTCCGGCTTGGTGCGCGGGTCGATGCCATAGGCCTCGCGCTCGAGCGTGACCTGGATGCGCAGCGCTTCCATCAGCTGGCGCACGACGCCGGTTCGATTGCCCAACGACAGCGCACGCTGCAGACCGTCGCTCATGGTCACGCGGTGCTGCTCGGCCAGCTCTTCGCCCGGCTTGGCCAGCGCCAGCGCCGCCTCGATCCGTGCGAACAGGCCAGGGTCGGTAGACGCGCGCTCGACCTCGTCCAGTAGCCGCATGACGGCGACGCCGCCGCGCGAGATGCGATCCTGCTGGGTCATCCGCACGCTGGCCTGCGACCGTGCACCGGACTCGACGACCTGCTTCTCGGTCGCCAGGCGTTGCATTTCTGGTGACGTGGATACCGCCGCTCTGGATACCAGCGCATCGGCCTTGGCGCGGATCTTGGCGGCCAAGTCGCGCGTCCAGTCGTCGCGCTTCGCCCTCTTGTTGATGGCGCCGTGGGTGATGCCGTGCTCGCTGGCGATCTGGCGCAGCGTCTTCACGCCAGCGCGGTAGTCGGCCTCGATCCGGATCCAGTCCGGGTCATTTTTGGGAGAGCTTGGGGAATTGGATACCGGAGGCATGGGCAGCGACTGTGCCCATGCGCGCGTGGTGCAGCGAACCCTACCCGGGGACGGCGGCCAGCGGGCCTACGCAATCGGCCAAAAAAAGGCGCCCGCCAAGCATGGCGGGCGCCTATCGCTGCAAGCAGCGTTCGCCCAGAGACGCAGAACGACTTTGACGCCTCCCGTCGACCTGCCGAGCCGGCGATGCGCGCCTGCTCCTGTGGGACAGGACCGCGCGGGCGAGAACAGCCTGTGAAGCGCGACCGGTCGGTCTCGCTCTTGGACGGGCGGGGGACAGGGTCCGCAGGGCTTTCCTCGAGCAGCAGCGGCGGCGGCGGGTGCGCAGTTGCGGCCCCACCATGAACGGCAGCTGGCGACTGAGTTGCGGCGTCAGTCGGACGGGACACGCGGCCGCGATCGCGGCTGACAGTCTGCCCTCTGTGACGGCATGAGATTGGGACATGGATGACCGGATCCGCGAACTCGACGAAGCATTCAAAAGAGCGGACGAGCTTGGCGCTCGCGTGGAGGCTTACATCGCTTCCGGCCGCGGCATTCCCCGCCATCTCATGGACGCATCCGCGAGGGCCGACGAGGAGCTGCTTCAAATACTGCTCGCCCTGGAGCGCGCCAGGAGGCCTGTCGAGTAACGAACCGGGCGGCAGGCAAGCCCAGCGCGGGTTCCAGCCAGACGACCGTGCAGCTCAGCACGGCGTGCGATGATGGCTTCGACCATCAGTCGCTGGCTAGTCAGCATTTTTCTGTGCCGAAGCATGTCGCAGTTCGTCCGACCATCCTTTCATAATGGCCAGTACCGAATCGCCAAGCAGGCCCGTCCGTACGTTGGAGCGCGGGTAGCGGCGTGGCTTAAGGTCGCGGCGGTATTCCCGACTGACGACAGCGTGGTCAACTACTGGGCCTTGGCCGATGCCCTGAGCGAGCTTGACGGTGGCAAGCCGAGCCAGGCGGCGCACAGGTTCTTGAGGTACTGCATTGAGCGCGGGTGGCTTGAGCGGGTTTAGACGGCTCTGGCCGCATGGCCTGCCGATCATCGCCCCAACGTCATCTACTACGGCGGCTGCACGCGCTCCAGCCAGCCTTGTCTGACACAGTACCTGAGGAACACGTGCGGATCCACGTCGGCTTTGTCTTCGCCGCCTTCAGCAAGCGCATCAACGAGTGCCCAATAGTTCAACGCAGGCACAGGAACTGAGAACGCTATTTCGATCTTGGTCCACGCGAAGGCTTGCTTTCCCGAATAGCGGCGCGGTTGCCGGGCAATTCGGTAGCGGCCGGTGTGTATCGAGTGCTTGAACAGCAAAGGCATGTTCCGACGTGTCCCATTGAGCCTTGAACTGTACGCGCTCCGCACTGGTCACAGAGCGATCAGCGCCAGCAGCAGGCCGTGTTGCCCTGGGGCTCCTCTGCTGGCTCTGCGCCACCCGGGCGGCGAAGGGGCGCTTCGTCGGCGAAGCGATGCATTTCTGAGGGATGGCCGCGCGGCGTCCCTGCATTACTGAGCATTTCTCCTCTAGCGTTGGCAACCGTTTAGGTGGACAAACGGGCGGCGGAGGACGCGCTATGCCTTTGGAGATGCTGCGTGAACTGGCTACGCGAGTCCTGCCAGTGAGGATCACAGACTCTGAGCAGATCGACAAGCTGCGGCAATTGCGCGACCTTGGCGACATCATTGTTCTGCTGCCAATAGGGTACGAGATGGTCCCGTACGCGAGCGTGCTCCTCATCACGGCACACGGATGGCGCACGTTGCGCGGCCATCAATGCCCGCCAGCCTGACGGACTAGGGGTCCGCCATGCCAATCGACTACCTCTGTTCCATCGAGCATGTGCGGTTCCCGTTTCGGGCCACGGATGAGCACGCGATCCAGTGCCTCCAAGTACTGGCAGCCGCGAAACTGGTTGATGTGACCTTTGTTCCCTCCGGCGTGCCTGGCGTTGATCGCGCGGCCGACATCCATGCCATCACGGATCGTGGGAGGGTGGCCCTGGCCTGTCACGCGCAGGGGAAGCCGCTGCCATAGTGACTGCAGCCGTCCTGTCGCAGTACTTCACCGACCGCCTCTTGAGCCAGCCTTCGCTCTAGAAACGAATACGGCCGATATCACAGCAGCGACGCCTGTTGCCCGACCTGCCGCTGCAGCGCCTCGACCGACTTCTGCAGCTGGGCGGCCAACGCCGTGGTCTGCCGGCTGCGGCCGTCGATCGCGGCCATCAGCTCGGCGATGTCGCTCAGCGCGCCGACGTGCACCGCCTCCTGGGCCATGCCTTGCATCTGCTTGGCGATGCGCCGGGCCTCGGTGGGGTTCACCTTCATGACCTGGTCGCCACACTCCAGGATGACACAGCCGTCCTCGAGGATGGTCACCGTGGTGGCCCTGGTGGGCTCGAACTGCTGAACCTTCTCGAAGATGCCGTTGCCGATGCGCTGGATCAGGCCGTCCTCGATGAACTTGTCGACGTGGTCGTCGATGATGTGGAACGGCAGCTCGGTCATCTCCCGCAGGCGCCTGCGCGTGAAGGCCTTGGCCACGGCCGCCAGCTCCTGGATGGCGGACCAGATGCGCTCTCGGGCAGGCATGGTGGGCTTTTGGTCGGTCATGCTGGGGCTCCCTTCTGAATGGGCTGGAACAGGGCCAAGCGGCCGCACGCGGTCATGCGGTGGTCACGTCCTTGGCGATCTGGCATGTCATGGGGCAGCTGCCAGGTCGATGACGGGTGTTGCGTTCAGGCGCTCCAGGGCCCAGGCGGCGGCGCGGCGGTAGCGCGCCGGCTCGCCGCGGTCGTGCACGATGCGGCGCCACTCGTCGACCTGGGCGCCGTGCGCGGCCATGAAGGCCTGCAGCTTCTGGGCGGCCGGCGCGGCGCCCTGGTCCAACCAGCGGTGGTGCGCATCGCCCAGCCAGGCGCTGTAGTGGTCGTCGGCCCTGCGGGCGCCGGCCTTGCCGTGCACAGACAGGTTGCTGTGGGCGGCTACGGTGCTCTCTGGGTGACACAGGCGCTGGCCGGTCAGCGTGCACAGCAGGCAGGTGCGGCCGCGGGCCATCTCCAGCAGTGCCGGGTTGCGGGCTGCCACGGTCTTCGGTACCGGGGTGGTGGTGGCCGGGCCCATGGTGGCGGCGCGGCCGCGGGTGCTGGCCAGTACGCGGCGGTTCCGGCCTTGCTTCTCGCGGCGGGCCTGCGCGGCTTCGTCGCGGCTCTGCGCGGCCCGGGCGGGGTTCGACCGCAGCATCAGCGGTGGTCCTTGCAGAAGAAGAACAGGCCGCTGCGCGATCGCTCGCCGCCCTTCTCCGGTACTGCCTTGCCGCAGGGGCCGCACCAGGCCATGCCCTTGGGGATCTCGCGGCGCACGACGTTCATGGGAACGACCTGGCGCCGACGCGCGGGCGGCGTGATCGCGGGTGCTTTGCGTTTGGCGGCCATGATCAGCCCTCCTTCTCTGGGAAAACGACGTTGTGGTCCATGACTCCGAAGGCAGTCACGGCGTGCAGGAACAGGCGGATGCCGTCATCGGGGACGTTCTTCAGGCTGGGCGGGTCGATCAGCTCGCCCTCCTCCGTGAACTGCGGCCCCAGAAACTGCTTGGTCAGGTAGAGCTTCCAGAACTCTTTGGTGCAGCGCGTGCGCATGTCGTCGCGGCCCGGCACCAGCACCAGCACCTGGTCGCTGAAGGCTTCCAGCACCGGGCCGTGGAAGGCGCGCAGCAGCTGGACGCGCGATGCGCGGGCTGGTGCAAGGGCGCTCAAGTCGCCACCTCGAACAGCGGAATCTGGGGCGTGGCGCGTGCGCGGCGCGCCATGCGGCCGGTCGCGGTGCGGCGGTTCGGCCGGCCGAGTTCGCCGAACTGCAGCAGCTCGGCGCACTTCGGGCCTGCGACGACCTTGGCGCCGGCGATGGCCACCTCCACGCCTGGGCGAAAGAGCATGCGGCCGCAGCGCGCACAGCGCATCAGGCCACCTCCAGCAGCGAGGCCTGCGGCTGCGCGATGACCAGCGGCGTGATCGAGATCACCACGCGCGCCTCGCCGTCGGGCTCCATGCGCTGCTTCTCGCCCTGCCACACCCACTTGTCATCGGTGTAGAGGACACCCTGCAGGGCGTCGCCCAGCACCTTTTCGGCGTTGCCAAGGTCGATGCAGCGGACATCGTCGTCCCAGTTCGTCGGGTTCAGGCGCTGGCGGCGCGCGTAGTCCTGCGGCCGCTGCGGGTAGAGCTTCAGGTCCAGGCGCAGGCGCTGCTCGAACGGCTGCTTGAGGCCGGCGGCCTTGGCAATCCAGGCGACCTGGTCGCGGTAGGTCTGGGCCTCCGGCGTGATGTAGGTCATGGCCATCCACTTGCCGGTGGCCTTCGCCTTGATGACGCGCGTGGCCCAGTAGCGATTGGCACTGATCGGGTATGGCAAGGTGAGCGTGATCACTTCGGTGCTCCCTGAAGGACGCGGCGGTCGACGTCGATCTCTTCCGCCTTGGGGTTGGGGCGCATGCCGCGGAACTGGCCCGGGCCCAGGGTCACGCGCTGCAGCAGTGGGAACGGCCAGGCCGGGGGCGTGACGCGCAGGCGTACCACCTCGCGGCCCGCCTCCACGTCGACCAGCGCCTCGCCGAAGCTCCACCCGTTGAGCCGCCCGCCGACGATCCGGCCGCTCTCGGGCACGGAGCGCGTGGGCAGCTGCTGCAGCGCGGTGGCCATGCTCAGTGCGGCAGGCCGGCGGACTCGGCCAGCGCGGCCTCGGGCGTGCCGGCCGCGAAGCCGCCGGCGCCCTTCTTCTCTTCCCTGATCGGGAACGGGTTCTCGGCCTGCGCGGCCGCGGACTTCTTGCCGCCCTTGGCCTTGGGCGTCGGCGCGGGCGTCGGATCCTCGATGTCGGACTGGCCGTCGTCGACGACCGGGCCCAGCAGCAGCACCTGCACCTCGCGCGACTTCAGCTTCGGCAGCTTGCCGGCGATCGCCTCCGACACGTCGGGCGCGTCCAGCTTGAACTTCATCAGGACGGACCCGCCCTCCTTCGGCTGGAACGAGAAGCCGTAGACGGTGCAGTCCAGCAGCTCGAGGTTGCTGCCGCTGGCCGCGCCCATGCCGTAGTCGATGGTCAGCCGCATGCCCGTGAACTCCTGCGCCCAGGGCAGGCGCTTCACGTGCGCACCGATGCCGGTCAGGTTCGGCAGGTCGGTCACGGCCATGCCGTCGAACTCGCCTTGCTTCTTCGGCGAGGCCGCCGACTTCGTGTACAGCGTGCTGCGCAGGTGGCCATCGAACATCGACAGCACGTCGTTGCTGATGGTCATCTCGAACTTCAGAGCCTGGCCCGGGTTCTCGTCAGGGTCGCGGTCCTTCTGCGACAGCGTCGCGTGGTCCAGCAGCTTGGCCTTGGTGAAGGTTTCAAGTTCAAAGGGCACGGGGTTCTCCTGTGGTGGTGGTTGCAGGGGTGGCGGGATAGAAATCGATGGCGTGCACGACGTCGGCCGTCATGCGGTGTAGGCCGCCGTGCTCATCGGTCACGGTGCAGCCGCGGCCCAGGGGCTCGTGGCGCTTGATGGGCTTCATGACGATGGCCACGACCGGCCGGGTGCCGTGCTTGGTGCCGGGCGGCAGATCGGGGCTCACAGGTCGCCGCCTTTCGAGGCCTTGCCGCCGGTGCGCACCAGGCTGCTGGGCAGCTCGGTCTCCTTGGGCCAGTTCATGAACCGCGTGTTCTCGCCGACGTACATCAGATCCAGCTGACCGGGCTCGCCGTCGCGGACCTTTGCGACGGCCACCTTGGCGTGGTATTTCCACTCGTCCGCCAAGCCGGCCTTCGCGACGAACTCGCGGTGCACGAACAGCACGATGTCGGCGTCCTGCTCGATGGAGCCCGAGTCCCGCAGGTCGGAGAGCATCGGCATCTGGTCGACGCGCTCCTCGACCTTGCGGTTCACCTGGGCCAGCAGCAGCACCGGCACGTTGAGTTCCTTCGCCAGCGTCTTCAGGCCCTTCGTGGCCTCCTCGATCTGGTAGGCCCGCTGCTGCTTCGGATCGGTGCCCGACATCAAGCCGAGGTAGTCCACCACCAGCACGCCCAGCTGGCCCTGCCGGCGCGCCAGGCCGCGCGCGCGGGCCCGGATCTGGTTGATGTTGAGGTTGCCCGTGTCCGTCACGAAGAACGGTACGCGCCGGATGTTCTCGACGGATTCCGTGATGGCCGGCCAGTCGTAGTCGCGCAGGCGCTCGGCGCGCTTCAGCCTCGACAGGTGGATGTGCGAGCGCAGGGACAGCTGGCGCTTGTAGACCTGCTGCTTCGGCATCTCCATGGAGAAGAAGCCGGCCGGCTTGCGCAGGCCAGCGATGTGGTCCGCGATGCACAGGGCCAGCGCCGTCTTTCCCATGCGCGGCCGCGCGGCCAGCACGATCAGCTCGCCGCCCCGCAAGCCGCCGTTCAGCCGCTCGTCCAGGTCGTGCAGGCCGGTGGGCGTGTAGTCCGGTTCGGCGGTGCCTTCGGCCTGGGCGTTGATGCTGTCGATCAGCTCGACCATGCCGGCCTCTGCGCCCTGCCAGTCGTCGTGGGCGGCGACGCGGCTCTCCGCGATCGCGAACACCTTGGCCTGGGCGGCGTCGACCACCTCGTCGACCGTCTTCCCTTCAGGCGAGAACGCAAGCGTGGCGATCTCGTCGCTGGCGGTGACCAGGCCTCGCAGCAGCGCGCGCTCGCGCACGATCTCGGCGTAGCGGCGGACATTGGCCGCGTTCGGCACCTCGTTGGCCAGGCGGCCCAGGTAACCGATGCCGCCGACCTCCTCGGCCTTGCCCTGGCGCTCCAGCTGCTCGAGCACCGTGGTCACGTCGGCCGGCTTGTTGGCGTTGCACAGGTCGCGGATCGCCGCGAAGACCAGCCGGTGCTCGTGCCGGTAGAAGTCGCTGTCCTTGAGCACGTCGCCGACGCGGTCCCACGCGATGCCGCTGTCCAGCAGCAGGCCGCCCAGCACGTTGGACTCGGCCTGGTTGTTGTGCGGCGGCACGCGCAGCATGGCCAGGGCCGGGTCCTCGGGCATGTCGAACTCGTCGCGCGCTGTCATGCAGCCTCCCGTGTTTTCTCGATGACGTGCTTCATCCCGCGATCGGTCAGCAGGAAGTCGAGGTCGCATTGCCAGTTGGCGTGCTCGCCGGTGCGTGGATTGCGCCCCATCAGGAAGTCGTTCTCGCGGGCCCGGTCGAAGTAGTCGCGCGCCCAGCTCAGCGCCTCCTCAGCGGTCTGCGCCCGGCGTGAGCCGTCACCCTTGGACGAGGTCAGCACCCAGCGCCAGAACTTCGAGATTGCCGCCTTGCGCTTCTCCGGCATGAGCCTGCAGCGCGGCAGCTCGGGCAGCACCTCGTGGTACAGGTCGACCACAGCCTGCGTCTGGCAGGTCGGCAGCGCCGCTGGCGACGAAGAAGCCGAAGGCTTCTCTTCTATAAGTTGTCCCTGTCCCTGTCCCTCTCCCTGTCCCTTGGAGTGCGTTTCCCCGGGGACAACTCGGGGACCGTCCCCACCATGTCCCGGGGACATCGGTTTCCTGTCCTCGGGGACAGGGAGCGCATGTCCCTGGGGACGTCCGAAAGACAACCAGGCTTCGAAGTCGGGCATGAGCACTGCCACCTCGCCTTCCAGGTGGTGCCGCTGGTTGTGCTTCTTCACCCGGCTGGCCTCGGTGCGCCAGCGCTGCTCCAGCTTGCCGCGCCAGGCCTCGTTGGCCTTCTCGGCCACCACGGCGTGGTACAGCCGGCCGTCGTCGCACTTCACCCAGCCGCGCAGCGCGCCCTCGCGTTCCTTCAGCCACTCCTTCACCACGCGGCCATAGCCCGCGAGGTTGGCCAGCACGCGATCGTCGTCGGGCAGGCTGGCGGCGGGCAGCTGGTGCCAACTCGCACACCAGAGCAGCACCGCAGCCCGGAAGCCCTCGGCCGTCTCCGTGGCCGCCAGGTCAGAATCGCGCAGGCGAACCACGTCCAACGGCATGAAGGCGAAGTCCCGCAGGTCGCAGTCGGCGGGCGTGAGCGGCTGTGGCACTACGCGCCCTGCCCTTCCACCTTCCGCTCGGCCAGCGCCTCACCGGCGGCCTGCTGCCATACCGCGTGATGGTCGGTGTGCGCTTCGTAGGGGTTCAGCGCAGCGCGACCCTGCTGCGCGACAGCGATGGCGGCGTGCGCGCGGATGCGGTCGACCGGCGCGATGCCGTGCGGATGCGGCGCGGTCATCGCGCTGTCCCCCCAGGCCCCGACACTTTTCCGGCCCGACCGGTGACACGGCGGATCTGCTGGACCGCAATACTGGCCATATGGTCTTCACCCCACACGGCGACACGCAGGCACAGGCGCACGAAGTCGGGCATCTGCATGCCCATCTCGACCGCCGTGGCGCGCAAGCGCTCCATCGTGGCGCCGTCCATGCGGGTCTCGTCGATCTTGTCGTCCAGCTTCCCGAACGCGGCACCGAAGATCGCCTTGCTGGCCATCGGGAGGTCATCGTCCTGGGAAGCGTGCAGCTGGTGCTCGAATGTGTTCATGGCTGGTGGCGGGTGTGTTGAAAGGGCCCGGAGCCGAAGCCCCGGGCAAAGCGCCGCTGCAGGGAGGAGGAGGAAGTCAGAAAACCCAGCGGCGCGAACTCAGGCGGCGCGGTAAAGGCGCGCGCCATGTGTCAGGTCCCCGGGTGCGGGGGCGCCCGCCCCTTCCCGCATACGATGGAAGCTCCTACACAGCCATCACGAGAAGGGGCGGACATGAACAACGACCAGCTCATTGCGTTCGTCGAAGCAACGCAAGAAGCAATGCTGAAACAGCAACAACTGCTTCAAGCCCAAGGCCATCAGATCGTCGGTCTTCACTCGAAGCTTTCGGCGGTTCGACACTTGGCATATGCGCTCGCCGAGTCCCACCCGAACCCGCACCTTGTGCAAGACAGGTACTTGAGCCTGATGGACCGCGTCGCGGACAGGCTCCAGCCGGAAATGGCCCAAGTGTTTCAAGACGACATGCAAGTCGTCCTGCGCGAGCTGCTTGCATTGCGCCCGGGGCGAAGCGGGAGTGCACCCCATCCCACTGCTTGAGCTTTGCGATCTGCTGCTCCGACGCAGCGGCCCAGGTCCGCATGTCTCGGTCGAAGTCGGCGATGGCGGACTTCAGCGCCTCTGCTTCGAGCCGCGGTCGCATGAACCGTCTGCGCTGCATCTCAGGCCCCCACTTCGGTGGCCGGGGCCGCAGCCGGCGTGTCGAGGGCCGAGGGCGTGCCCTCTTGGGGCCGCGCGACGTCGACAAGCGGGCGGCCTTCTGGGTGTGGCCAATCGGGATCCGGGATGCGTACCCAGCGCGTTGAAATGCCGAACCGTTCGACATTCACCTTGCCGACGGTCCCACGCTCGATAGCGGCCATCTGGTCGGTCGGGATCGGCCGCAGATCCTTGACCCATTGGTTGACCATCGAAGGGCTCACTCCCAAGAAGCGTGCAAGCTCTGCTTGGCTCTTGAAGTACTGGATTGCTTCCGTGAGAGGAGGGGTTTGCTCATGCATGCGGACACTGTAGCACTGCTACACGTGGACATCAAGCCATGCTTCATGCCACCATCGTTAGCATTGCTTCATATGCACGACGAGGTAGAAGTTGAAGCCGCGAACCTCGCGGAGAGGTTTCAGCCAACGGTTGGGGAGCGGGTGTCGCAAGCGCAGTTCGCCCGCCAATTCGACGTCCCTGGTGGCGCGTCGATGGTCACCCAGCACATTAAGGGCACTCGACCGATCAGTTTCGAGGCTGCGATCGCCTACGCTCGCGGTTTCAATGTCCCGCTGCACCAGATCAGCCAGCGCGCGGCCAATCTCTGGCATGCCGCGTCGGAGGTGATGGGCAGCAGCTCGAACGACACCCGCAAGGTGCACCAGCTCAACAGGTCCATCGGCACCCGAGACGCCTTGATGGCGCTGTGGGAGGCGGCATCCCACCACGATGCCGATCACCGCGAAGGCGTCGCGCAGCTCGTCAAGAGCATGCTGAAGAACACTACGGACAGAGCCGCTGCAGAGCAGGCCGCAGACAACATAGACCGCCTGCTAGCGCCTCCGCCTTCTCAAGCCTCCGCCTCCCAGAGCACAGCAAACGGTCGATGAAGGCGCACCAAGCCCTCATCCTTCCATTTGTGCGCAGACAGTGATGAGCGGCAAGCAATCGCGTCCACAAAGTGGATGACGCAAAGATGTAAGGCAATGGACAAAAGGTCGCGTTTCGCAATGATCGATGCCCATCCAGCAACACGCGGCTTCACCCGGACCACGCCGATGAATTGGAATGTGCTCACTGCCGCCGTCGTTCTTGTCCTCGCGAGCCCGTGCACGCTCGCGCAGCTGGTCTACCGCTGCACCGACGCAGCCGGAAAGGTGCAGCTCAGCGACAAGGCCTGCGGCAAGGACGCCGTGGACGGATCTCGGGTCTTGCTGCGGCCGAACACCTTGGACACGTCCGGCGCCCGCGAGCAGCAGCTGCGCGATGAGAACGCCCAGCTGCGCGAGCAGATGCAGCAGCAGCGCCGGGGCGGCCGCGCGCAATCGACAGGCCGCACCGAGGCCGATCTGCAGGCCGATCGGTCGAACTCGTACGAATGCAGGCAGGCCCAGCGCGGCCTGGAAGTCGCTGCCAGCTCCATCACGGCGACGACCGGCGAAGCCAGGCGCGCAGCCGAGCACCGCATGCGCGCCGCTTGCGGCATGCGGGAGCCGACGCAGGTCAACATCTACAACGAAGCGCCGCGCACGGTCCGTCCCGGAGCGCGCGCGGCTCCCCTTCCCTACTCCCCAGGCAACTACCACCCGGCAGCCGGTGGGTACAACGACGCGCGCGGCAACTTCTGCCCGCTGGTCGCAGGCGGGATGCAATGCCCACAGGGCTTCGTTCCAATCAACTAGCGCTCCTCGCCTTCGTTCTCGTGTTTGCCAGCACGCCTGCGGCGGCTGCCATTGCGCGCGACCGAGCCGAGGTGCGCGCCTTCCGCGCTGACAATCTCTGCCCTGCCACGGGCCGCAAGCGCGGTGCCTGCCCGGGGTGGCACGTCGATCACGTCATCGCCCTGTGCGCCGGCGGCGCCGATCACCGCAGCAACATGCAGTGGATCACGCGCGAGGATCATCGGTTCAAGACGCTTGTCGACGTCCGCGAGTGCAGAAAGGCGCGTCGCGCACGCTGAGTTGAAGCCGCCGTCTCCATGAGAAGCCGCCCGTGAGGCGGCTTTTTCACGTCCGTGGAAGTTGAGCGCTGCTTGAGCGTAAAGCTTTGCTATTGACGCAACGTGTAGCACTGCTACATTACGCAACAGCACGCACCCACCCCAACAGGCCTAGCGACACGAGGCCGCAGTCGGACAGGAAGCAGAGACAGGTGGGCGGCCGAAGGCCACGGGCGCGTGCTGCGGAGAACGCAGATAGGTGACGGCTGCATGGCGGGATCTCGCCTGGAGCGGTCCAGGCGCCGAGCGACGAGCCCCTATGACCCTGGTGCCCCCAGGCGAGGAAAGCGGCCCACGGGAGCGGTGAACGCAGCCCAGCCGTCGCCACCTACCTGCGCTCTCCGCGTCATCAACACGGCGACGGGAGAACCACTTGGCGCGATACACAGACGACCTGCGGGCGGCGATGGCCATCCGCGGACCCCAGGCCCGGCACGAGGCCCAGCAGCCGGCCGACGCTGACGGCTTCAGCGCCGCCGACCACTGCAGGGAGCTGAAGCGCTGCGTTGAGAACCTGTCCCGCGCGATTGATGCCGGCGTGCCCGGCTCGTCGCTTTTCGAGATCGGACAGGCCTCGGCGCGGCTGCAGGCCATTGCCGCCATCGAGACGGTACGGGAGATGTACTGGTGAGCCGCCACGACTACCCGCGTATCGGCAGCACCCGAGCGCTGGGCAACGACAAGAAGCGCAAGGTCTGGAAGACCAACCCCAAGGCCGCGCCACGCTGCGTGGTCATCAGCTGCACCTGTCCCGCAACGACCCGTGTTGACGTGGAGGTCAATTGGTTCCGCGGCGACGACGAAGTGGGCCAGGCCTGCCCCACCCACAAGTCCGACGCCGCCGCTGTGCTGGCCGGCATCGAGGCGCGGCGGTCCGAGCAGGCGGCCAAGCGCGAGGCTGCAGAAGCGGCCAAGGCCCAAGGCGGTGCCGCATGAACACCACCACCCTCCTCCTGCGTCCGGCCGTGCCGCTGAGCGCAATCGCCGCGCAGTCCGATCGCAACCAGGCCGCCGCCAGGCAAGCCACAGTGCGCGCCGACATGGCCCGCAGCTTCGCCGAGCGCGGCCCGGTGCCCACCGCTGCAGCCGCCGTCTCCGAGCGCTACGGCCGCTTGGCCAGCCGCATGCGCGACATGCTGGAGCGCGCGGACAGCAGCCACGGCAACGACCGGGAAGCCGAACTGTGCGGCGACCTCGAAGACCTCGAGCGCCTGGTCGGTGAAGTGCTGCGAGGTGCGGCATGAACGCGCGACCCATCCACTGGCTCATCGCCGCCGCCGTGGTGCTGGCGGTCAGCGCCTGCGCCGGCCGCGAGAGCTACGACCCGGACGAGGCCCGCGCGCTGCAGAGCCGCGAGGAGGCCGTGCGCGACCGCGCTGCAGCCGACCTGTGTCGCTCCGAACTGGGCCCCGATGCGCTGTTCTTCTGGACGCCGGAAGGCCACCTGGTGTGCCGGCGCGGGAAGCCGCTGATATGAGCCGCCGCGATGAACGCCTGACCGGCTGGCGCCTTGCCGGCTTCTGGATTGGCGCCGTCGGCGCCGGCTTCGCCCTTGTCACCGCCCTGGCCGCCGCCGCGGGTGCCCTGATCGCTTCCCTTCTGTACTGACCACCACCACACCATGAACGCACTGATCGAATCCCCATTCGCCGCTTCGGCTTCGGCCGACAGCGCCGCCGCCCTCCAGGTACAGGCCCGCGAGAACACCGAGGTCCTGGCCATGGTCACGATGGCCAAGCGGTTCCCGCGCGACGTCGTGGCTTGCACGGACCGCATCCTCAACGCCTTCACGCGGGTGACGCTGGCCGAAACGGCCGCCTACCAGTTCAGCCGCGGCGGCACCGACGTGAGCGGGCCCAGCATCCGCGCCGCCGAGGCGATCGCACAGGTCTGGGGCAACCTCAGTACCGGCTTCACCGAGCTGGAGCGCGGCGTGGGCCCCGATGGCATCCCGTTCAGCTGGGTCGAGGCCGCGGCCTGGGACCTCGAGTCGACGAACCGCGCCGCCCTGAAGTTCATCGTTCGGCACTGGCGCGACACCAAGCGCGGCGGCTACGTGATCAAGGAAGAGCGCGACATCTACGAACTGATCGCCAACCAGGCGCAGCGCCGCAAGCGCGCGTGCATCCTGGCCCTGGTGCCGGGCGACGTGGTCGAAGCCGCGATGAAGCAGGTCGAGGTCACGCTGAGCGCGAAAGCCGACACCTCCACCGAAGGCCTGGCCAAGCTGGTCGAGGCGTTCAAGCCGTTCGGCGTCACGCAGGGGCAGATCGAGAAGCGGATCCAGCGCCGCCTCGAAGCCATCCGGCCGGCCCAGGTGGTCGCGCTGAAGCGGATCTACGCCAGCCTGCGCGACGACATGAGCGAGCCTGCGGACTGGTTCGAATCGGAAGACCAGGACAGCGGCAAGCCGGCGGTCGACATGCCGAAGGCGAAGGCCAAGGCGACCACGGCTGCAGATGTTGCTGACCCGGCGACGGGCGAGATCCAGCAGCCCGCCGCGACCGGCCAGGTCAGCGCCGCTGCGCAGCCAGCGGGAACAGCAGCACCGGCATCCGCAGCAGCGACCGCCACGCGCGCACCGCGGCCCGACGAGGACACCTCGGCCCAGGCCACGGACGGCGAGCGCCGCATGATCGTCAACCGGGCCCGCTCGAACGATCTGAACCTGGACGAACTGCTGCAGGAAGTCGGGCTCGAGCACCTGGTGGGCGTGGCCGACCTGCAGGGCCTGACCAAGGACGGCTTCATTGCGTTGAAGGACGCCCTGCCGAAGGCCGCCTGATGCTGACCTTCGACGAACGCACCCACACCTACCGCTACGACGGCAAGGTGGTGCCCAGCGTGACGCAGATCCTGCAGCCGCTCAGCGACTACAGCCAGGTCCCGGCTGCAACGTTGTCGGCGGCCGCGGCCTTCGGCACCGCAGTGCACAAGGCCTGCGAGCTGGACGACCTCGGCGACCTCGACGAAGAGACGCTGTCGCCGGCCCTGGCGCCGTACCTCGACGGCTGGCGTGCGTTCTGTCGGGACTACGGCGCGCGCTGGAACCGCGTCGAGCAGCAGGTCTACCACCAGACCATGCGCTACGCCGGCACGGTCGACCGCACCGGACTCATCCGATTCGAAGGTCACGACTACGAGGCCGTCGTGGACCTGAAGTCCGGCGCCGACCTCTACCCCGCGGTCGGCCCGCAGCTGGCGGCCTACGAGCGCGCGATCGGCGGCAACTCGCCGCTGGTCAAGCGCTTGGGCGTCCGCCTCAAAAACGACGGCACCTATGTGGCCCGGTTCTACCGCGACCCCATGGACTGGGCCGTCTTCGCCTCGCTCATCACCCTGCGCACGTTCTGCGCTCAACACGCCATCCAACCTTTCAAGGAGCTTTCCCATGTCTGAAGTACTCGACGCCGTCAACGCAAAGGGCCAAGTCGCCTACGACGCAAGCAACGCCGTGGTGTTCGCACAGCGTGCCCAGCGCGCACTGGCCAATGCCAAGGACTTCACCGTCGACAGCCAGGAGCTGCTGGATGCCGCTGGCGACGATCTGCGCGCCGTCAAGACGCTGGCCGCGCAGGTTGAGGAGCAGCGCACCTCGATCACGGTCCCACTGAACACCGCGCTCAAGGCCGTGAACGACCTGTTCCGCCCCGCGAAGACCTATCTCGACGAGGCCGAGCGCGTGCTGAAGGGCGCCATGGTCACCTACACCGACGAGCAGGCCCGGATCGCCCGCGAGGCCCGCCAGCGCGCAGAGGAAGAAGCCCGCAAGGAGCGTGAGCGCCTGGACGCCGAACGCCGCGAGCAAGAACGCCTGGCGCGCGTAGCCGCCGAGCAGGCCGCAGCTGCGCAGCGCGAAGCAGCAGAGGCCACGGCGCGCGGCGACGCAGCTGCCGCCGCCGCCGCTGAAGAAGCGCAGCGCAAGGCCTCCGCTGCCGCTGCTGCTGCCGAAGCTCAGGCCCAGGCCGCCGAGGTCACGGCCGCCGTCGTGGCCGTGCCACCGGCCGCCGAGCCCGCCCGCAAGGTCGCCGGCATCAGCACCAGCAAAACCGTGGACTTCGAGGTCAACGACCTGCACGCGCTGGTGAAGCACATCGCCGAGCACCCCGAGCTGCTGACCCTTGTCACAGCCGACGCCGTGAAGCTGCGCGCCTACGTGCGCAGCATGGGCCTGAACACGAAGCTGCCGGGCGTGCGCGTGTTCGACAAGACCGTCATGGCCGCTCGCGGCCGCTGAACCGAACCCCACAGGAGATGACCATGAAGAAGACCTTCCCAGCCCCCGCCGACTTCAACGACCCCAAGGAATACGTCGCCATCCCGATGGTGCCGGTCGAGTCCAACCAGGTCGCCTGCATCGGCTACGACGCCGGCACCAAGACGCTGGCCTGCCAGTTCACACGCGGCCCTGGCCACATCTACCACTACCCGGGCGTGTCGCCGGAGACGCACGAGGCTTTCATGAAGGCCGAGTCCATCGGCAAGTTCTTCGGCCAGCACATCAAGCCGCTGCCGTTCAAGAAGTTCGAGAACCTGGCCACCGACAGCACGCCTGCAGGAGCGGCCGCCTGATGAACTCGATCGCCAGCACCATCGCCACCAGCGGCCGCAGCCGCAACGCGCACCGCCCGTTCGGGGCCGCCAGCACCAGCACCACCGAGTTCGACCCGGCCGAACTCGTGATCAACAACGACCCCTTGCCGACGAAGCGCGCGCTGCCCAACAAATACGCCGCCCGCTTCGCTGAGCTGGAGATGGGCCAGGCCATGGCGGTGCCGCCGAACCACGTTGCCAAGGTCAGCGCTGCGCTGCGCAACTGGATCACGGCCAAAGGCATGAAGGGCAAGGCGCACGTCCGGTCGGTGACCGAGTACCCGGAGTGCAAGAAGGGCTGGGGCCGCGTCTGGCTGAAGGAAGGCCCGCAGTCGGCGCCGCACGTGGCCAAGGCCGGCAAGGGCCGCACCGCGGCGAACGACCAGCAGCAGGCCGCCGCATGATCGATACCGAGATCCGCGTCTTCCACATGTTCGGCGCGATCGGGGGCGGCGCCAAGGGCTTCAAGCGCGCGCGCCCCTGCATCGGCACGCGCAGCGCGCACTACCGTTGCCTGGGCAGCGTCGACGTCGACGCCGCGGCGAACCGCGACTTCGCCCGCTTGGTCGGCGTGCCGGCCACGACGCTGGACCTGGCCGACCGTGAGCAGTACCGGGCGATCCACGGGCGCGAGCCTGGCGCCAACTGGCACGAGGCCACGCCGGCCGACATCCAACGCGCGGCCGGCGGCGAGCGGCCGCACGTGGTGTTCCTGTCGGCACCGTGCAAGGGCTTCAGCGGCCTGCTGTCCGAGGGCAAGTCCAAAACCGACAAGTACCAGGCACTGAACAAGCTCACGCTGCGCGGCATCTGGCTGATGCTGGAGGCCTGGAAAGGCGACCCGCCCGAGTTCATCCTGTTCGAGAACGTGCCGCGCATCGCCACACGCGGCCGCCACCTGCTGGACCAGATCAGCGGCCTGCTGCGCGCCTACGGCTACGCGGTGGCCGAGACGGTGCACGACTGCGGCAAGCTGGGCAACCTGGCGCAGAGCCGCAAGCGCTTCCTGCTGGTGGCACGGCACGCCGAGAAGGTGCCGCCGTTCCTGTACCAGCCGGACAGCCGCCCGCTGCGCGCTGTCGGCGAGGTGCTGAGCCGCATGCCGCTGCCGGGCGACGAGCGCGCCGGCCCCATGCATCGCGTGCCGGCGCTGCAGTGGAAGACCTGGGTGCGCCTGGCGTTCGTGGAGGCCGGCAGCGACTGGCGCAGCCTGAACAAGCTGGCGATCGAGGATGGCCACCTGCGGGACTTCCTGATCGTGCCGGAGCTGCACCGCACCGTGCTGGGCGTCAACGACTGGGCCAAGTCCATGGGCACGGTGGCCGGCAGCAACCTGCCGACCAACGGCGCCTATTCGGTGGCGGACCCGCGCTTCGAACAGAGCGCGAAATGGAGCGATGGTCAGGCCTACGGCGTGCGGCGCTGGGGCGACACCAGCGGCGCGATCGCCGGCCAGCAGAACCCTGGCCAAGGTGCGTACTGCGTGGCCGACCCACGCCATGACGGGCCGCCGAAGCACTCGAACGAGTTCCGCGTGGTGCGTTGGGATGAGGCCGGGCGCTGCGTCACCGGCGCGCATGGCTCTGCGCAGTGCGTTGCGGATCCACGCGGGCCACAAGACGGTCGGCTGTTCAGCAAGTACCACTGCGCCGACTGGAACGGCAGCAGCCGCACGGTCATCAGTGGCGACAACAACGGCGCCTATGCCGTGGCGGATCCGCGCGCCGGCCTGGCCGCGGACCGCACCGCATACCTGACCGGCGGCCACTATGGCGTGGTGCCCTGGAGCGGCACGGCCGGCGCCGTCAGCAGTTCGGCCTGCCACGACAGCGGCCGCTGGAGCGTTGCGGACCCGCGACCCATGCCTGCGCAGGCCGACCGCATGGTGGCGCGCATCCTGGCCCTGGACGGCACTTGGCATCGGCCGATCACCACGCTGGAGCTGGCAGCGCTGCAGTCGCTGGTCGACCCAGAAGACACCTGGGTGCCGTGGCAGCTCGACGGCGAGAGCGACCAGGCCTGGCGCGAGCGCATCGGAAACGCCGTTCCGCCCGACGCGGCCCAGGCCGTGGCTGAAGTCATCGGCGAGACGCTGCTGCTGGCCTGGAGCGGTGAGACCTTCCTGCTGTCAGCGCGGCCGATCTGGGTGCGGCCGCTGGTGGCGGCGATCAGCGTGGCGGGGACCTCATGAAGCTACTGGCTCACCCACCGGTCGATCGCAGACCACGCTCGGTCGAAGGCCGCGCTCTCATCATCCGCGTACAGCGGTTCCACGCCCAGTCTGGTCTGTTGCCCCTGGTCATTGACCCAATAGGCGTGCGCGGCGAAGGCGTCCGCGCTCGCCGAGTAGGCGACGGCGACCTCAAAGCGGCTGCCGTGGTGCGAGCCAACCTGAACGCGGCGCTGGGGCACTCGAGGGTTGTCGGCGTGCTTGATGCCGAACTTGGAAACGAGGCTCTGGACCATGGGCGTTGCTCCTTTCTGGAGCTGCAAGTATCTGCGGTGCGGCAGGCAAATCCACTGCGAGACAATTTCGCTGGAGCGGTGCCATGACACCCGTCAGATTTGCGATCGTCGGCAGGATCGCACCCGAGGAGCGGCTTGGGTCAGTCGGATTGAGAGCGTCGCTCGTCGACATCTTCTCGCTGGACAAAGGGGCTGAGATGGCCTCTGGCGCGCAAGCCAAGCGCCGCTGCGTGGACAGGGCGCCAACAGCGCCGATAGGCTGCGATCGCTTGCTCCTGACCGTAGACCGCCTCCCCCAGAAGTACGGCAAGGGCATCCAGCGCGACTGCCCCGATGTGGACGTCGGCATCAACAACGTACTCGAAGACCACTCGGCGAGGTGTCATTCGGTATTGCGCTTGGAAGTCCATGCCGCATTCTCCACACGTCGCGTGACCTCCTGCACGACGCGGGTACCCGTGCGTAGGCAGTGGCATTGGCGCTTTCCCAGCCCAAGCCTTGCTGCCTGCTCGATCAGCTCGCGAGCGTCCCTGCGCACACGATGCGCCTGCTCGGAAACCCATCCGGCAGTCCATGCCACATCGGCAAGCTTCGCGGTCACGCTTGCATGCTGGGCGGTAGCGTATGGATTTGAGCTGAGCGGTTCGTCCCGCTGGAACGCCAAGCGCCCTTGTCGAGTGATTTCATCGACGTCCAAGTACATGCCGCCCGCCGGCAATTCACATGCCGTCGGGCGGCCCGCTACTTCACATGACGTCTTCGCGCTGGACAAACGGAGGCTCTTGATCCGCAGATCGCGTCGCATGCCCTGCCGCGTGCTCGTCACGCCAGCTGGTCGCTTCCAGGCGCATGTCGACCGGGAGATCCAGCGATGACCACCGCACGCTTCGCTGGCGGCGCGATCGCCAAGCTGCGCGGCCAGATCCACGCCGCCCACTGCAAGCCCGACCAGTTCGCGCCCGCGCAGACCGAGCGCGGCACGCTGCGCTGCCCCAAGTGCGGCAGCAGCACGCCATACACCTTCAGCCCGAGTGGAGCGATGCAGGCCCGCTGCAGCGCCGCGGGCTGCCCCGTCCGCTTCACCCAGTAGAAGGAATCCAAGAATGCCAAAGCGCAGCCATGGGATGAGCAAGTCCCCCGAGTTCGCCAGTTGGGAGGCCATGATCACACGCTGCTACAACCAGCGGGCGACGTCATACCCCAACTACGGTGCGCGGGGTATCACCGTCTGCGACGAATGGCGCGCCTCGTTCGCGACGTTCTTCGCCGACATGGGGCCGCGCCCCACCCGCGCGCATTCGATTGACCGCATCGACAACGAGCGCGGCTACACCCCTTCCAACTGCCGGTGGGCTACGCCAGCTGAGCAATCGCGCAACAAGCGCAACACCGTGCGAGCGCCTGGCTACGAGGTCTCCACCGTCAAGGAGCTGGCCGACAAGGCCGGGATCACCGAGCACGGAATGTGGCAGCGCATCAAGAGCGGCAAGTCCCCCGACATGCTGCGGCCATCGCTGCGGCGCGGCAGCATCTCGCACAACGGCACGACCGACACCATCCGCGGCTGGGCCAAGAGGACGGGAATCAACTACTCGACCATCACAAAACGCCTGCAGGCCGGCTGGTCGGTCGAACGAGCACTGACTGGAGTCGCACCATGCTGAAGATCGGCACCTTCCAATCGGCCCGCTGGGGCACAGTCGCAGCCTTGCGCGGCAGCTACGGCGGCCCGAAGGGCCCGCTCGCCATCGTCCTGCAGACCGAGAGCGGCGAACCGCTGGCCACGCTGAGCGTGAACATGTACCGACCCGAGTGCTCGCACGACAGCCGCGACCTGCCAGCCGGCTGCTTCTACGTCAAGGACTACGGTGGCCACGAGGAGCTGGCGGCCGAGGCGCTGAGCAGCGGCCTGTTCAAGGCGCGCCCGGACCTGCGGGAGGCCAGCAGCGGCTTCGTGTCCGTGCCGGCCTGGGAACTCGCGGGAGCCTTCGCATGACAGCGTGCCGCGAAGCCCGGACCACCTCGCACAACTCGCGGCCTCGTGACAAAGAGACGCCCATGGTCGACGGGCGACGATCCCGCCGCGCTCAGCGCCTACGAGCCGTCCAGCTCTCGATCGATCTTCTGCCTTGCCAGGGCAATACCGTGGCTCAAAGCCGCCTCTCGCGACTCGAACGCTTCGCTCGAGTCGCACCGAAAGGATTCCCTCGACTCATCTGGTGGACCGACAACGCAATTGCAGCGGAAGCCGCCCCGCGCGCTCACAACTGGAGTCGCAACGATGTGGAAACCCCGGTGAAGCTCGCTGATCTGATGCGGTTCGATTCGGTCGGGCATGAAGATGCTCTGAAGTGGAGCGTCATCGTACCGCCCGCGGAAATGGCACATGCGCCAATGGCGCCGGCCCACTGGAAAGCCTTGATCCCTCACTTACCGGCAGTTCTTACCGGGTGCTATCGGGGAGGCGGACGTTCCAGTATTTCGCGAAGCATCTCTGACCGCCGCACGATTTCTCGCAACTCTGCCGAGAGCCACCCAGCATTCCAGTCGTGGCGACACGAGGTGACGCCGGGGGCCGCAGTGCGATACGGGTTGCCATTGAGCGGAACTGAAGCGTGGTACGCGCGTTCGCCTTCTTCGGTTGCACTGGGCGGCCCGGAGTCCATAGGCCCGTCGGCGCAATTTTCGTTCCCGGCCCTTGCCTCTGGAAGGCCCATGCCAAGTCGCAGCCTTGATCGCGCTTCCGATAGGGCGCTACCGAACGTCCGCGATCTCCACAACCGGGAACGCCTGACCCTGGGCTCGCAACCCCAGGGCTGCCGCATGCACGTCCCGCCAATACTTCTGGTACGCAGCGACCGGCTGAGGCTGGGGAAGAACTTCGCCGCGCGTCAAGGCCAGGGCCGCCAAAGCTTCAACGGTAACCCAGCCGGGGTGCAGTGCACCGGCGGCAGCGAACGCAAACACTACCCGCCGCGTGTGTTCTTCGTAGCGAGCCTGTGTGTCCATCAGTCATTGTGGACTGAACCGGGAAACAGACCGGCGGCCGCTGGGCTATCAGAGAAACACCATGCCGCTGAGGAGCACTCCCATGGGTGACACCCCAACCCGCTACCCATTGGCCTGGCCGGCCGGCTGGAAGCGCACCGCAGCCGTCGCTCGGCAGGATGCCAAGTTCTCCCGGCTCGACAAGCGCCTCACGGTGGCCGACGGGCTCGGCCGCGTGCTCGCCGAACTGGGCCGGCTCGGCGTGCTCGAGGACTTCGTCATCGTGTCGACCAACGTGGAGACCCGGCTGGACGGCATGCCGCGGTCCGGCCAGCCAGAGCCCAAGGACTCAGGCGTCAGCGTGTACTGGCAGAAGGGCGGGCCCCGCGGCGGCCACGCGACGCGCTGCATGGCTGTGGATCGCTACCAGCGCGTGGCCGACAACCTGGCGGCCGTCGCGGCCACGCTGGACGCGATGCGCGCGATCGAGCGCCACGGCGGCGCCGCCATCCTGGACCGGGCCTTCACCGGCTTCACCGCCCTGCCCCCGCCCATCGTGGCCAGCATGAAGCGGGACTGGCAGGTGGTGCTCGAGCTGCAGGGCTTGCTGCGCCCGACGGAGACCGACGTGCAGAAGGCCTACCGTCGGCTGGCCGCCAAGCACCACCCCGACCGCGGCGGCAAGGTCGGGGCCATGTCTGAGATCAACGCGGCGCGCGACGAGGCGCTGCAGGAGGTCGGGCGATGACCCTCCAGCTGCAGCCGCGCTTCGTGCGCCAGGTCGACGCGCCAGGCTATCTCGGCATTGACCGCAACAAGTTCGACGAGGAGGTGCGCCCCACCCTGACGGTGATCCCGCTGGGCAAGCGCGCGCTGGCCTACGACCGCCAGGACCTGGACGCCTGGGCGGACGCGTATAAAGCGGCCTGTGGACGCCCGGGTCGCAAAGAGGAAGGAAGTGAAATATGCGAACTCGGACAAAAGGGATCCAGCTCGTCGGATCAGCCGAGCGGATCGTCAACAAGGAGTACCGGGGAAACCGAATCTTCCAGCGCCTTGGCGCGGTCAGCCAGGATGAAGCAGAAGCGTGGCTCCGTGCCCGCCAGGCAGAAATCGACGCTGAACACGCCAACCAGCTTCGCCACGGCTCTGAGCGCCTGTGGGCAGCTGCTGCGGAGAAATACCTGATCGAGTGCGAGCGCAAGAAGGTTCGGACCCTGGGAATGATCGGCAGGCACGTCAAAGACCTGTTGCCCTACATCGGAACGCTACCCATGCGGGACATCTGCAGCGAGGCCCTGGAGGACTTCATCGCCGACCGTCAAGAAGACGGCGTGAAGAACGCGACCATCAACCGCACGCTCGAGGTGGTGCGCACGACAGTCATCCGGGCCGCGCGCGTGTGGCGCGAAGGTGGACGCACGTGGTTGCCGGCGGCGCCGCTGATTGAGATGCTGGACGAACAGGCCCAGCGCCGGCCACCGTACCCCATCACCTGGTCCGAACAGGCCCGGCTGCTCACGAGGCTGCCCGGGCACCTGCAGGACACCGCCGAGTTCTCACTGAACACCGGCGCGCGCGACCGCAACGTCTGCGGTCTGCTGTGGGAATGGGAGCGCCCGGTGCCGGAGATCGGCCGTAGCGTGTTCGTGATCCCGCCCGGGCACTTCAAGAGCAACCGCGCGCACGTGCTGGTGCTCAATGACATGGCTTGGCGGATCGTGGAGCGCCGGCGCGGCAAGCACAAGAAGCACGTCTTCGCGTTCGTGCACCCGACGATTCCGGGCGCCAAGCCGGAGCCGTTCGGCACGCAGAACAACTCGGCGTGGCAGAAGGCGCGGGCAGATGTCGGCTTGGGCCAGGTGCGGGTTCACGACCTGCGGCACACGTTCGGCCAGCGCCTGCGCGACGCCGGTGTGAGCCAGGAAGACCGGGACCTGCTGATGGGCCATGCCAGCGAAGGGATGTCGCAGCACTACGCCACGGCCACGCTGGAGCGCCTGCTGGAGGCGGCGAACAGTGCCAGCCGAACCGTGGACCGCACCACCGTGCTTCGGGTGGTGAACGGATAAGTCGCGCAGAAAGTCGCGCAGAAAGACAAAGGGTCACAGACCGAAATCTGCAACCCTTTGAAAACACTAGTGAATTGTGGTCGGAGCGATAGGATTCGAACCTACGACCCTCTGGTCCCAAACCAGATGCGCTACCAGACTGCGCTACGCTCCGAAGCCTGCCATTCTAGCCTGGAAGGGCGGGCGTTCCCGTAGAACGGAG